CTTAACAGATGCATTTGCAACAGTACCTTACCATACTAAGGGTGATTCATATTGGAAGGATGACTGGAGAAACTTCCACGTTCGTGCTTCAGAAGATGCATTCATTCAGTGTGTTAGTATCTTCGCTGTTGGTTATGCTGATCACTTCCTAATGGAAAGTGGTGGTGATATGAGTATCACCAACTCTAACAGTAACTTTGGTAATACATCCTTACATGCTATTGGTCATAAGGGATTCTCCTTTAACCAAGATAAGGGTGGATATATTACTGATATTATTCCTCCTCAACAGGTTGTAGATAGTGCTACTAATGTAGAGAAGATTCAATATTATACTGTTGATATTCAAGGAACAATTCAAAATCCTACCAACTATACTAAGTTATTCTTAGGTAGTGAGGATATTATAGACCCATTGACTCGTCCTGCTGCAACAATTACAGGATATAGACTTGGTGCTAAAACAAATGAAAAATTAAACGTAAAACTTGAGAAAGGTGCTGTTGGTGATGAGTTCTTTAATGTAACTCTAGAACCAACAGGTTTTGTTAAGTATATCGCTAAAGGATCTATATTAAATCCAAGTGGATATGCTATTAATAATGTATATGCTGACGCTGCTAACTTGATTGAAAGCAACAGACGCATGATCCAAGAAGAGGTATTCGGATACATTCTTGAGAAATACCCAGATCTAAAAAATATTTCCTATGTAAATCCTGGCCTAGACCCTGCTGCAAATAGATATGCAGATGCTCGTGATCTAATTCAGGCAAACCGTCAAGAGATTGTTAATTCTGCATGGCAGAAGACGGTAGATACATATCCTGCACATTCTTCTGCTGAAGATAAGTGTAAGAGAGACATTGGATATGTTGTTGATGCTATCTCAGAAGATTTAAGAGATGGTGGTAACGCTAATATTATAGAAGCAACAAAGACATACTTTGATGGTAGTGGAAATGCTATCGCAAATGGTGTAGTTGGTGAAGAAAGAGAAGCAGTTTATGCTTTCAATAGGGCAAGAGATTTATCTAAGCAAGCAATCGCTAATCTGTTAACAGTAACAGATGAGACTATTACTATTGACCCTGCTAATGCTATCAGTGCTTCATATACTCCAACTAATGCAGTATATGATCCTGCTACAGGTGACTTAGTTCTAACAGTTGTAGGGCATGGTTATACTGTACTTGATACACTTAAGATTTCTAGTGATTCATTGACATTTACATGTGCAATGGATAATAATGTATCACAGAAGAAATATCCTCGTGTATCAGATCCTGCATATGATAAGAAGTTAGCAATCAATTCAGTTACTAGTGATACACTTACTGTTAATATTGGTGCATCACCTATAGTTAACTATGATGTTTCTAATGCAGTATATAATGAAGCAAGTGGTGAGATGGTTCTCACAGTTGGAACACATAATTTAGATTCTGGTAGTTCCATTAAGTTAGCAGATAACTCACTATCATTCACATGTACTAAGGATGGTAATAGTGTAGCACAGTCATATCCACGTCCAGGAACTGATCCTGCTGCTAATACTGCAATAGCAATTACTGGTGTTGGATCTTCTAACATAACAGCAACAAATGCAACTTATACTCCTTCCACAGGAGCATTGCAACTAACTGTTGCTGGTCATGGTATTACTGCTCCAACTACAGGAACTGTAACTGCTGCAACATATACACCATCATCAGGTTCATTAGTATTAACTATTAGTAATCATGGATTTAATAATGGTGATCAGATAAGGATCGCAGATAATTCTTTATCATTCACATGTACTAAAGACGGTGGTGCTCAACAGAAAACATATCCAAGATCAACTGACCCAGTTAGCAACAAGTGGATACCAATTTCAAATGTAACTACGAATACATTTGAGGTTAATGTTGGATCTACAACTCTTGGAGATTTTCCACATACATTCCAATCAGGAACTGCTGGTGGTGTTGAGAAAGCAAATGGTGCAGTTAAATTAGATGATGGATCAATCACATTTAGTTGTGCTAAGGATAATAATGCTACCAACCATGCATATCCTAGATCATCTGACCCTGCTAGTGGTCAGTGGTTACCAGTTTCTAACGTATCAACAAATACATTTGAAGTTAACATTGGTGTTTCTTCTGATGTATCTGCTCATACATTTGTATCAGCAGTATCCAATGGTATTAAGAAACAAGATGGTACTATAACAATTAATGTTGGTGCTGCTGCTTCTGTTGGAGATCAGTATGCACATACATTCGTATCTGCTACTGCTGGTGCTGTAATTTCTGGTGGTGCATATGCACATACATTTGTAAGTGCAGCAACTAACTCAGTTACTATCTACGCAGATAGAATTACAAGTTCTGCTAGTCGTAATAAGGATGCTAGAAACTTAATCATAGCAAACAAAGATTATATTCTTGATGGTGCTGTTGCTGAGGTAGCAGTATATCATCCAGATTACTATAGTCCTGGAGATACACAAACTAATTCACAATCACGATTTGGTGATGCATTTAGATTCATCCGTCGTAACAGTAAGGAGATTAAGGATAAGGCCATAGCACAAATTACTATGGATCATCCTGATTTCTACTTCCCTAACGATGCAGAAACAGATGATGGATCAAGATTTGCTGATGCATATCGTTTGATTATGCAAAACAAAGACTGGATCGTAGATCGTGGTCTTGGTAATATTGCAGTACAACATCCAGATTTCTATCATACTGGAGATGCTGCAACTACTCCATCTTCCAGATTTGCAGATGGTTATCGTTTAATATTACAGAACAAAGCTTCTATTATCAATACAGTATGGGCCAATACTCTTACTGCATATCCTAATCATGTTCAGTATGAAGATAAGTGCAGAAGAGACACAGGTATATTCATAGATGCTATTGCTCTTGATGTATTCATGGGTGGTAACAGATATGCACGTAAGTTTGCATCTAGTTTCGGTAACTCACTATCTGGTGAAGAGACAGAAGCAAATTATGCATTCAACCAAGCAAGGGATCAGATGCAACTTGCTGCTAGTAACCAATTAGCAGTTCAGGATCTTACCCTAACTTCAGGTCCAGCAGATTATATTGCTGGTGGTGCTAATGTTCCTAATACAGATCCAGCAGCTTGTGCTGATGTAAGGAATGCAATCGCAACTCTTACAACTATTGTAACTGATGTTATTAGTGCTGGTAACTTGTCTGGTCTTCCAGCAGAAACCAGTTATGTTAGTGAGTTAGGTGAAGTTAAGTGTCGTAGAGACCTTGAGATCTTCGTTGAGTCTCTTGCTCTTGACTTATTCATTAAAGGTAATGAGTACACATATAGATTTGCTGCTGAGTACTTCCAGAATGCTACTACACCTATAACAAATGGTGTTGAGGGTGAAGAGGCAGAAGCAAATGCTGCTTTTGCTCAAGCAAAAGAAGAAATGAAGAAGGCGGTTACTAACCAACTCTTCGTTAAAGATTTAACTATTGTAGATAAGGCACCTGGATCTGATTATGGTGAGAATGATGAAAAGAGATTCACACCAACAGATGCATCATATAACCCAACTTCAGGCGATCTTGTATTAACTATCGCAGGTCATGGATTAACTACAGGTGATTGCATTAACATTGCTGAGAATGGATTAACATTCACATGTGGAATGGATGGTAATGCAAGTCAGAAGACATATCCTACATCTGCAAGTTCAAACTATGAGAAGTATGTTCAGATAACCACTATAACAGCTGACACAATCACTGTAAATATTGGTGGTGCTGGTGCTGATCAACAGTGGACACCAAGTAATGCTACTTATGATCCTGCTACAGGTGATCTTGTACTAACAATCGGTACTCATGGCCTAGCAGTTGGTGAAGGAATTGTCATTGAGAATGACTCTTTGACCTTTACCTGTGCTATGGATGGTAATAGTACTAACAAGACATATCCTCGTGCTGGTATTGATGAGTATTCAGGTAAGTCTGCTACTATTACAGCAGTAGATTATACTAATGGTACTATCACAGTTAATATTAATGCTGCTGGTAGTAATAGAGACTTCACTCCTACTGATGGTACATACGAACCTTCAACTGGTATCTTAACATTAAATATTGGTCAGCATGGTATCGGTGTTGGTAGAAGTATTGTTCTTAAAGATAATTCATTGACCTTCAGTTGTGGATTTGGTGGCGGTGGTAATGGATCATATCCAAGACCAGGCACTGACCCTTATGCTGGTAAGTCAATTCTAATTACTAATGTTGGTGCTACTCAGCATACAGTAACTAACGCAGCATACACAGCTGCAACTGGAGCACTAACTCTTACAATTCCTACACATGGATTCTCAAATGGCGATTACGTTAAGATCGCTGATAATTCTTTGACATTCACATGTGATAAGGATAATAATTCAAGCACACATACTTATCCTCGTACTAGCGATGCTGCTAGTGGTAGATGGTATGCTGTAAGTAATGTAACTGCTAACTCCTTCGATGTTAACGTTGGTGCAGCAGGATCATTCGGTCAATTCAATCATACATTTGTATCTGCTACTTCAAATGGTGTAGACAGACAAGATGGTTGGATCACAATGAACGTTGGTGTTGGTACTGGTAGTAACAACGAAGCACATACTTGGGTTTCTGCATCTACTGATGCTGTTGAGTTCAGACCAAATACAACTCATACATTTGTAACTGCTTCAAATAATGCAATTAAGCATCTTCCACAAGCAACTCATACATTTGTAAGAGCTGCTACTGATTCAGTTATCTTTGGTGCTAATACAGATAACTCAATTAATACTCAGTATAACTGTGCTGATGTACAGGCAACTATTGATACTCTAGGTACTATTGTAACAGATATTATTACTGCTGGTAATCTTAACTCTCTACCAAAAGAGATCAACAATGGATCTGGTGGAGTACATGAGAGTAAGTGTTTCAGAGACATTGGTATCTTTATAGATGCTGTTGCTACTGACTTGTATACCACTGGTAACAAGCATACAAGAGCATTTGCACAACAATACTTCTCTGATACAACAACACCTATCCTTAATGGTTTTGTTGGAGAGCAGACTCAATATACAACTGCTCTTAATGCTGCTGTAACTCAAATGAGAAAGGCAGTTACACAGTCAATGTATGATAAGGATTTAACTATCACTGCTGATAATGCTCCTGGATCACCTTATGGCCAGACTCAGCAACAGTTTACTCCTTCTACTGCAACTTATGATCCTGCTACAGGTGACTTAGTTCTAACCATGAATGCTCATGGATTAAGTGTTGGTAATAGAGTTAATATTGCTACTGGATCTCTTACATTCAGTTGTAACTATCAAGGAAGTGTAGGACAACAGAGTTATCCTCGTTCCAGTGACCCTGTAAACGGAGCATATATTGAAATTACTGCTGCTGATGCTAATACTATCACAGTTAATGTTGGTAGAGCTAAGTTTACAAATGAAGTTCATACATTTGTAAGTGCATCTGCTAGTGCAGTTACATTTGCTGGTAATACATCTAATCAGTACAATGATGCTTTATGTTCTGATGTTCAGTCAGCAATCGTAACTCTTGGTACTATCGTAACAGATGCCATTACTAATGGTACTCTTGCTGGTATGCCAGTAGAGAACGCAGGAACATTCTTAACAGGTGAAGCTAAGTGTCGTAGAGACATGGGTATCTTCGTTGATGCTGTTGCACAAGACTTGTGGTTCGGTGGTAATGAATTTACTATCGCTGCTACTAAGGAGTACTTCGATGGTAACACATTACTAGGTAATGGTGTTCAAGGAGAAGTTGATCCAGTAATCACAGCATTCAAACGTGCTGCTGACTTGATGAATCGTTCTCTTAACAACCTATACTATGTTAAGGATACAACAATCACATTAGATCAGGTTGGAGAACCAGCAATAGTCTCTAACATGCACGCTGATGCACATGATCTAATTCGTACAAATAAAGAATTTATTGCTAGAGAAGCATATGAAAGAATGAAGGTAGATTTCCCTTCATATACTCCTTCTACTGGCAACACAATGCAGGATTGTTTAGATGATATCTATGATGTCTTAAGAGAAGTTACATGGGATGTTAAGTTCGGTGGTAACAGTAAGACATATGATGTTGCTGAAGGATTCATTACTAATGAGTTTGGTGGAGTTAACTACACAACAGTTATTGAAGACGATAGAAGAGATGAGATCGTTCGTGTTTATGAGTATGTTAGCAGCATTGCAATAGAAGTTCTTAACAACCTAACAGTTAGTGTTAATGGTAACAACCCACTAACTCAGACTAAGGATCTAACAATCGTAGAAGATTGGGATCTACCTGCTAACTTACCACATTGCGGTTCAGTTGTTGCTGATGTTGATACATTAATTGGTATCCTTATACAGTCACTTGGAACTACAACTGGTGGTGTTGGTAATCTTTCTGGTATCGTTAGAACTGCTGCTGGTTATGATGCAGTAACAGATCATTACAACCACACATTTGTTAGTGCTACTGCTAGTGGAATAACAATAGTTTCTGGTGGATCATTAACTGCTACTAATGCAACTTATACTTCACAGTCTGGTGATTTAGTTATCACTGCTGCATCTCATGGATTAAGTAATGGTGATAAGATAATCATCACTAACAATTCATTGACATTCACATGTGATAAGGATGATAACTTCTCACAACATTCATATCCTAGAACAACAGATCCTGTTTCTGGTAAGGAAATAGAAGTATCTGGAGTTACTACTGATACATTCACAGTTAATGTTGGTGCAGGTGGAGTTGGTAGAGTAATTTCATCAACATCTGATCCAGCATATGATACTGCATTGCCAGTTAGTGCTGTTGATGCAACTTCAATTACTCTTAATGTTGGACCTTCTCCTGATAAGTCAGTTCATACATTCTTGAGTGCATCTACAGGTGCAGTAGTTTCAGGTGGTAACTATCCTCATACATTCTCACATGCTGCTAAAGGTGCATTGATCACTGGTGGTGCATATGCTCACACATTTGTATCTGCTACAACTGGTGCTGTATCATCTGGTGGTAACTATACACATACATTCATATCTGCTGTTAATAATGGAATCACAGCAAATACGGGTACTCAATACACAGTAACGGGTGCTGCATATGATCCTGCTTCAGGTGATATTTCATTCACAAGTGTAGGCCATGGATTATCAACTGCTAATACTATTACCATTGCTGATGGTGCATTAACCTTCAGTTGTGATATGGATAATGATGTTAGTCAGCATGTATATCCACGTTCAACAGACCCTGCTTCTGGACAATCACTAGCAATTACAAGTGTAACTACAGATACATTTACAGTTAATGTAGGTTCATCACCTATCGTTCAGTTTAATGTAAGTAGTGCAACTTATAATCCTGCTTTAGGTGATCTAGTATTAACTATTGGTGCTCACTCATTAGCAGTTGGTACAAGCATTAAGATTGCTGACAACTCATTGACATTCTCTTGTGAGATGGATGGCAATACTGATAACAAGACATATCCTCGTCCTGGTAATGATCCTATTGCTGGTGAGGCAGTTACAATTACTGCTGTTACTGGAACAACAATCACAGTTGATGTTGGTACAACGGAACAAGTTAAGTATGATATTTCAGACGCAACTTATGATGCTGGACTTGGAAGATTAATATTAGATATTGGAACACACAATCTAATGATGACAGATGGTGTGAAGATTGCTAATGATTCATTGTTCTTCTCTTGTGGAATGGACAATAACGAGACTGTTAAGTCTTATCCAAGATCAACAGATCCAATATACAACACAGCAGTTGATATTGATGCTGTAGACAAGACATTCCATACAGCAGGAGCTGGTACAGCATATGATCCTGCAACTGGTGTCTTGACCGTTGGAATGGCAAATCATGGATTCAATGCTACAACATATGATACTGTAACTAATGGTTCTTATGATGCTGCTGCTGGTCAGTTAGTTCTTACAATTCCTAATCACACCTATAGAAATGGTGATAGGATAAGAATTGCAGATAACTCATTAACATTTGAGTGTAGTGCTGCTACTGGTACTCATACATTTGTAAGTGGTGTTGCTGATGCTATCTCATCTGGTGCATCTAACTTCACAGCACAGGCTGGTACAACATACAATCCTGTCAGTGGTGATATGCAGATCACTCTTGGTACTCACAGTCTTACAACTGCTAATACAATTCAGATTGCAGACGGTGGTATTACATTTACTTGTGATGCTGACAATCATGCAACTAATCATTCATATCCAAGATCAACTGACCCTGTATCTGGTACAAACATTGCCATCACTGCTGTAACTGCTACAACTATTACAGTTAACGTTGGTATTGCTAATCCAACAGGTAATGTTAAGTCATATCCTCGTGCTACTGATCCTGTAAGTGGAAGATGGTTATCTGTTACTAACGTAACTGCTAATACAATTGAAGTTAATGTTCTATTAGGTATTCCATCTACTAACTCTTCAGTACATACATTTGTATCTGCAACTGCTAATGGAATTGAGAAGACAAATGATTCTATTAAATTTGCAGATAATTCTTTAACATTCACATGCTTGAAGGATGGTAATACTGTTAATAAGACATATCCAAGAACATCTGATCCATTCTACAATGAGTGGTTGCCTATCTCTAATGTAACACAAAATTCATTTGATGTATTCATTGGTAAAGGTGGTCCTAATGCTCAGTATGCTCATACATTCGTATCTGCAACAAGTAATGGAGTTTGGAGACAGACTGGTAAGATTTGGATTAACGTTGGAACTACCACAAATGTAGAGCATACACCTACTGCTGCTGATTACAATCCAACAACAGGTGAATTGGTACTAACTATTGGTTCTCACTCACTAACAGTAGGTGAGAGTGTTAAGTTAGGAACTGAGTCATTAATCTTCACATGTGCTACAGATAATAATGCTACTAAGCACGCTTATCCAAGAGCAGCAACGATAACACATCCAAGTACATATGCCTTTGGTAATTGTTCTGATGTTCTTGCTACTGTCGATACCTTGATTGGTATTGTTGGAGATGCATTGAAGTCAGGTACATTAGACACTCTACCATCATTAAGCAGTGGTGAGTGGGATTGTGCTAACGTTCGTGGTACAATAGAAACATTATATGACATCATAACAGATTCTATTACTGCTGGTAATATCAGTGGCCTACCTACAGTTAATAAAGGAGACTTTACTCTTAACAGTGAGTCATCTAAGTGCTTCCGTGATATTGCATTCATCACAGATGCTGTTGTTAATGACTTAAGACTTGGTGGTAACATTAATAGTGTTCAGGCTGGTGAATCTTACTTCGTTGGTAATAACCTAGACTTTATTGATGCTGAGAAAGCAGAAACTATTGATGCTTACAACTATGTTGGATCAGTAGCAACTGCTGCTATGAGGAACTTTGATGTTCTTGTATTCAATTGCTCTACTGATCAGACAGCTATAGTTGATGTTGGTGATACAAGAGGTATCATCATTGGTATGAGTGTTACTGAGTATGATGAGACTGGTGTATCACCTTATGTCAATGGTGCATTACAACCTGGTGCAACACCAATTTATACTAACATACCAGAAGGAACATATGTTAAGAGAATTGTTGATAATACTAAGATTGAACTTGGTGTTATCAATTCTAGATTAATTACTGGTAACACAGTCAATACTTTACAAACAAGTAGCACAACTAATCTATTCTTTGCATTCACTAAAGGTGCATGGGCTGATACATTACCTCAAACAGATACATCTATCACTCAGGATACAACAACTGCTCCTGGATCTTTACAGTGTGCAAGTACAGCTGCTGCTATCGACACATTGATAGGAGTATGTACTACAATTATTAACAGTGGTGTTGGATCAGTTACTCGTCAAGAACAGACAGTTAATACTGCATTACTTGCTTCCAGAGCAACTGTATTCACTATTGATACAACTGGTACTGGTTCATCTAATGCTCACGACTTCGAGACTGGAACTCCCGTAAGATTGGTTCCAAGACCCCGTTTCGATACAGTCACACAGAAGTATGTTGAGGTTGATAAGAGACTTGTTAGATTACCTAATGGATTCTCTACTAACCAAATCTACTATGTAATTGCTCCAGGTAGAGTTACAGTACCAGAAAATTATAATGGTACTACATTCTTCAATGGTAGTGATCAAACCAAGTTGATGCTTGCAACATCAAAAGAAAATGCTGCTGCTGGTATCTACATCTATGCATCTGAAACTGATGCTATTGATCCTGATGTTGAGATTGATATCTATCAGTTTGTTCTTGATGATAAGTACGATCTTCACACATATAAGTGTGAGTTAACTAATGCAGTTAATGCTGGTATTGAAACTGATATTTCAAATATCTTTGATAAGCCATCTGCATCTACTACTCCTCATAGAGTATTCTTTAGAGGAATTGATGGTGGTGACTTACCTTTAGTTGCTACAACATATGTTAGTGGTAATAATTCAGCAGTTGCAGATCTTGCTACTGGTAGACTTAATGGTAAGACAGAGTTCTATGCTCGTTACCAAAATGCTAAGGTATTTACCATCCATGAAACACATGCTGATGCTATTACTGGAGCAAATCCAATAACATTCCAGTCTGGACAAACATTATCATTTAATGTATTTGCTAACAAGCGTAGAAGTCCATTCCAGTTTGAACCTGGATTCACTGATAATGTAACTACAACTGGTAAGTGGTATGTTCAGACTAAGGATGAGCATACAAGCAGTGATAATATATTCTGGAGAATTCATCAGAATGATTATGCTGATAGACCTAAGACCACTGATATGTGGTATGAGCGTCTTAAGGATGTTCGTGAGGCAGATGAAAGAACATACAAGTTACGTTATGTTATTCCTAAGTATCTTGAGAACGCAAGAGATCCTATCAATGGATTTGTTATCAAGACAAGAACTGACGATACTCGTAAGATAATTCCACAGAAGATCTTATTGAAACCTGTAAGTGGTAACCAATTTGGTGCTAGGTTCGAGAACCCAAGACAAGCAGGTGAATATATTGGATACACTGATACAGACTTTACATCCAATAACTTAAACAAAGATCTTGCATATGATCCATATAGAAAGGATCTAACTGGTGCTGGTATTGATTACCGTGCATTTATTCGTACAACCAGTGGTATTCAGGCCACAATTCAGGGTGCTCGTTATGTAGCAGATCAATTAGATAATTCTATCAATTATCTTGAACTAACTGTTTATGACCATGCAGTTGACATTGTTAACTATCCTGGATTAAGAAACGATAAGTTTACAACAGTTAAGATCACTGCTCCTCAAGGTGGAGACTTTATAACCAGTAAGACACAGAGTATTACTGCTAACCAAATTGAATGGACTGGTAATTCATCTGGACTTGGTAATATACATGGCTACTACTCAGTTGGAAGTGACCATTACCTAATTCTGAAAAATTTACGCGGCGGAAAATTAGAGTTCTCAGAATTCACTCAAACTAGATTCACTCAAGGATCTGTATTCGCTGATATGGTAGAGGATCAGGACTTTGGTAAGTCATTACCACTTAAGACCTTGATCGCTAAGGGATATCCTGAGTATTACTATAAGCAAGATGGTGCAAATGTTTACACTATTACTCCTGGTGATACTGTAACTGACAGTGCTGGTGTTCAATACTATGTTGAGTCTGTTACTGATGCTGGTATCATTGATGATACATTCTACATCTTTGGTTATGAGACATTACAGAAACGTATCGCAGGTCAGCAAGATGGTGTTTACTATCTAACTTGCTTACGTGGTAACATGTCACCATTCCCAACTGGTGCTGGTGCTGGTGGAAACTTCCAGAGATTCAAGTTCTCTCAGCCAGTTAGCAAACTATATCCTCTAAACTACAGAAACGATCCTCTCTGGTTTAAGAACTCAGGTACAACAAACGAAGAGAAAAATCTATATGCTAATTTAATTGATCCACCTCAAGCGTTCTCTGCTGCTGATAACTATACTCATGGTTTAGTTACAGTTAACGACTATAAGAACTCTGTAACAAGAGAAGGTGTTGAGGATCTAATTAAACAACCTGCTTTCATTGAGAACACATATACTGGTTCTAATAAGATTCAGGCACAACTTGGTAATGCAACCTCTGGATCAGAAGATAGATTAATTCCTATCGCTGGTAACAGCACAGTTCTCTCAGATCAGAGATACTATGTTGAACTTAGACGACCATCTATCGCAAGAGCAGGTAACCACACATTTGAATACCTTGGTTTTGGTCCAGGTAACTACTCAACTGGTCTACCAGCTAGACAGGAAGTAGTTCTAACACCAGAAGAAGACTTCTATGCTCAGTCTAAGAAGCAAGATGGTGGTATTGTATTCTACACTGGTATTAACTCACAAGGTGACTTGTACATTGGTAATAGAAGAATCAATGCTATCACAGGTGAAGAAACATTTATAGATGCTGCTACATTACAAGATGATGGAGATAAGGATGATGTAATTGGAAGTCTAGTTACTACCTTTGACACCCCTGTAACATTCAACCAGAATATTACAGTCGTTGGTGGAGAAGGAACACTACCTAATACATTTGAATCTCCTCTAATTGTATCTGTACAGGATAATGATCTAACACAGGAACGTCATGCTGTTATTGTTCGTTCTAATGTATCATCTGTTGATCCTGTAACACAACTAGAACAAGATGAGTCATTAAGTAGAACTGCATTCACTCCACCAACTAAGGGTGATATTCAGATCAGTAAGAACCGTGTTAATGCTGCTATCTTTGGATTTAATGCCAGAGGTAATGGTCAAGAGTACATGTTCCAGACACATACTGGTGGTACTGGTTCTCTTCCATCTAATATGACACCAAACAACAGTGATTTGGTTGGCAACCCTGGTGGAACTAGACTTGCTAGTGAACAATACACCATGTATGGTAATGTCTTACCAAGACCAGGTGATGTTTTACTCAAAGGTAAGGAAGTAGGAAGAACTGGTTCACTTGGATGGATATATGCAAACTACTATGAACCAATTGCTGATACAAGTATATTCACTATTGAGTTTATTAATTCTGGAAGTCTAGTTAAGTTAACATTCAAGTCATCTAACACAGGACTTGATATTACTAATGATGATCTTGGTATTACATCTGGATCTCAGATTAGAATTAATGATTTCTATCATAATGCTGGATTTAATTCCATACCATTCCAAGTTGCTTCACCTAATGGAGATGCATTCTCAGGTACTAATAACTATGTTCACTTCGTTGCTGAAGGTATAACATTAGCAAATGAGACACTTAACTGGAATGGAGATATTATTGCTAATGTCCCAGGTGGCCAACCAAATCCAACTGTTGAGTTCTCTAACTCTTCATTCAAAGAAGTTGGCGTACTAGGTTCAGAAGCATTAAGAACAGAAACTGACACTATTGGTGATTACAAACTTGGTATTAACACTATTGCACGTTCTGCACATAGTGCATACCAGAAGGGATTTGTATCTGCTGAAACAGAACCTCGTGCTAACTTAGATGTTGTAGGTACTACATTCATCAGTGGTAAGACAATTAATTCTTATCTAACTGAGACAGGAACAGTTAAGACTGAAACTGGTAGTACATCTGCATTCTTAGTTGGTGGTGATAGTGCTGCTCCTACAGATTCTGCACTATTCAGAGTTAATACTGTTGATAATCGTATTGGTATTAATGTTGATAATGCATCACTTGATAGTACATTCTATGTTGGTGGTACTTCCAAGTTCACTGATAATGCTATCTTCTTACAAGATGTAGAAGTTAATGGTGGAGGTGGTGCTAATACTGCTGACATAACAACAACGATCACAACAGGTGGATTTAATCTTGTTAATTCAGCAGGATTTACTGGAACACTTAATATTGGTCAGAATGCAACTACAATTGCTATTGGTGATACAACTGAAGCAGATCAGTTTATCAATATCGGACGTAGTTCACTTCATAGTAACATAAGATTAGGTGCTACACCAGACAACCGTGCTTCAGATGGTGCTCTTACAATATCACTAGTTGATATTGGTGGTGCATATGATAATAACGAATCATTATCTGCTACTAGAATTAAGACTAAAGTTCTTAAGATAGATGGTGATGCAGAACTAGGATCTAGAAGATCTGGTGCTGGTAGTATCGTTAAATTAAGTTCTACTTCCCAGAAGGTAGAATTCTTCTCTGGTAACTCGGCCACATCTATACTTGACTTTGCAACTAATGCTTCTGAAATTAAGATTGCTGGTCAAGGTGGATCTACAACAATTAGAAATAACCTGATTGTTGATGCTACTGCTAGATTCAATGCTGATGTTACTCTATGCGGTGGATTTGCTTCTTACTCATTCAGTGCTAAGAGAGCACAGGCAGGATCAACTGCATTTGCTCATGCTAGTGGAGTACTTGGTAACAATCTATTCAACAGCAACGTTGATTTGGTTGATGTTCTAAGAGTGACTTCAAACAATACTCTGATTGATACTTACAACCAAGTTGATACATCTGGTAGTGGTGCATGGGGTGGAGCAACATTCCAGCAAGAGATTCCTAATGTTGGTGGAGTACCAGTAATTGAACCTCAGACTTTACCTGCTCTAACTGGTAATCAATACTATCTACCTATTAAGAATAAGCCAGAAGATGCTGGTGGTAATCAGTATTTCAATGAGAATGATATTCTATTGATTGATACAGATGATTCAGGTGGTACATTACATCCTGAATTTGTTAAGATCGTTTCACTACCAAGGATTAGTACTGCTCCATTCTATATTGTAGTTGAGAGACTACCATTTGGTACATGGACAACAACAAGATCAGATCATCCTGATACAACTCCAATCTATAAGTGTAATGTTCAGTATGATGCTACATGGATTACTAGTGCAATTGATTCTGGTGGAGTATCAGAAGATGTATATCTATCACAGTTTGGTGGAGATATAGATCTTGGTGATTATGTAATCATTGATCGTGAAGATACTACTGTCCCTGCTGATGGTGTTGATGATCAAGGTGAACTATTCAAGGTTGAAACTCTCCTATCACAGGTAGCTAAGAGTTTCTATATTAAGAATGGTTGTGATACTGCACAAGAAGAGTCAGTATTCTCTGTTGATTCTACTGATGGTACATTAGTAACTGGTGGTGATGCAAATATTGGTGGTTCATTGAACCTAACAGGAACATGCACAACACCATACATTGATGCAGATACCAACAGAAAACTTAAGATTACTAATAATCAGACTGTTGATATATTCAAGGTTGATACTTGCACAGGTAATACAGATGTTGGTAATCAGCATGGAACAGTATTCATGCTTTCTGAACAGTTCGGTTCATCTCCTGCTGGATACAGTAAAGATAATGATGTAGTATATGTTTATAGACATAATGCTCAGTCTACTATATCAGGTGGTCCTTCATCTACTACTGCGGACAATATTGTAACTGCCACATCTAACATTGAGATTCAAGGTAACCTAACTGCATTCCAGAAAGGTGACTTGGTTGCAATCTATGTAAGTGGTGCTGGTGCTGCAATCGAGGTTATTCAGATTACTGATGATCCTTACACAGGTGGTGGTGGAGAACTAATACTTCCAACAGCTACTAATGCTCAGTATCCATCTGGAGGTAGAGGATTAGAAGGAACAGCAGCACAAGCATTCTCGATAGGTGCTAATGTTGTTAAGTTAGACAAGTATGATAGAACTACTACATTATTACATGATGTACCTGCAACACAGGGTGATAGAGCAACTGCACTTAAGGCTAGAACACCTAACACAAGTGATATCAGACTTGAGATTACATTACGTGATGCTGATCTAATTGCTCCTAAACTTGATTATATAACATACGTCAGAATTGGAACTGAGTGGTTCATACCTGATAGTGTTGATGGTTCTAATGATATTAGCTTCGCTGTTAAGACTCCTAAGCAAATTAGAAATCCAAATACTATTGGTACTCCTTTAGTTGATCTATATGGTGGTGGTAAACTAACTGTTCACGATGACGTTGAGATATACAGTGGTAACCTCAGAATGTATGGTTCTGATGGTCAGACTCTGGTTATGTCTATCGCTAATGACGATGGCCACTCTGGAGACGGATCACTTGCTGATGCGAAGACATCAACTTCTGGACTAACATTACATGGTGGAGCTCAACTTGGTGGTGATCTTAAGATCAACTATGAGAACTGTCAGGCATTTGGTCTCTGCTCTGATGTAACAACATTTAAAGTTACTAATAGAGAAGGTAATGTATTCTTAGGTGAAGAGTACTATCAAGCAGGTAAGGTCTACGAGACTGAGACTGCATCCAAGACAATGTTCCACATTGATAACCTTGGATCTGCTGGAGTTGGTGGTACTGAAGGTGCTAAGGACTTTAGAATCTATCAGAACAACGCTATTGATTCATTTGGTATTGAGAAATACTGGACAGGAAATGGTGGTAGAAGACATACATATGTCGCATTCGATACTGCTACTGGTGTAGGACAGCAGATAGATAATCCACTACAGGTTAATAATAACTATCTTGTTAACTCATCTTCTGGAAGTAACATAGTTCTATATCTACCAGATAATCCACAAACAGGTGATATGATTAGATTCGTTGAATTAAGTGGAAACTTAACATATAACACAAGTCTAATCATTAGAGCGAAGAAGATTAGTGGTATTGCCACTGCTATTCAGGGTGATTCAACTGGATCTAAGTTAGATGCAGGAAATGGTCAGTCTCTAGCAACAGCATGGGATTCAGGTGAATTGGTTATTCAGACACGCAATGCATCATTCGGACTAGTATTTGCTGGTACGGTTGACATTGAGGGATCTGCAAATTCAAGAACAATACCACCTGCACTACGCGGATGGTGGCTAATGGAGTTATAATCAATGACAGTACATTACGATTCACTAAAAAGTATGAGAACCGCCAAGATAGGAACTATCCTACCTTGGGGTGGTGATGGAGGAACTGGTTTCCTCGCATCCAATATACCTAAAGGTTGGATTGTTTGTGATGGATCTACACTACCTGCATCTGATTATCCATTATTAGCATCTGTTATTGGTGATACTTATGGAGGTGACATGACTGATGGTGGTGGTAATCATTATCAGTTCCCTTATATTGCTACAGCAGCAACATTTAGATTACCTCAGTTATCAGCAAGTGTATTGATGGACTTAGAGAGATTTCATCTTGATCAACCAGCATATCAAATGGGTCAGGATGATGCTGCAACTGTTGTTGGTAGTTTAGTTAGTGATTATGGTGAGACTACTATTATCTCTACCACATATGAGGCCACATCTGATATAGATTTTAGTCTTAACATAGCAGGTAATTTATATTTTAAATTTAGTGATATTACTCTACAAGCACCAGATTTCTTAGAAACTGTTCATACATTGAATCGTAAGTTGGGTATTAACCATACACCAGCACACGGTCACTCTGATACTATTCCATCTGTAAACCCAACTGATGTTGGTGTTATGAATTTTAGAACTGACTTAGGTATTACCATGACTGGTAGTGCTACTATTCATTGTAACGTAAGTAGAGGTCCAAATACTTGTGCTCTTGAAGAAGCACAACCTACAACATGGAGCAATGGTGCTACAAATTTAACATTTTATGGTGATGCTAACAAAGAACATACATTACCTATGATGGATTCATTTAGGGAATATGTTCAGGATAGCACAGGAAAGAACTATTGGAATAATGTCCCAGCTGGTGCATCCAACTGGAGAGGAACAAATAGAGGATCAGGTCAAGCAACAGAGACTTATACACAGACTGTATTTGGTAGGTATGATACTGCTGATATGGTTGATATAACTCCAGAAGATTCACATGCAACACCATGTCATACAGGTATGTTCCCAAGACCAATGGAGACTAGGAATAGACCTAACTTCTTTGGATATGATACAGGAGCACCTGTAAGAGCTGATGGATTGGTGGACGATCCAGAAACCTCACCAGTATTCACAGTTAATAGTGTTACTATTACTGCTAGTACTAACAAATTCCAGTTACCAGCAGGTACAGATATAAGAAGAGTATATGGTGATCCTACTGGGACACAAAATGTAGATTGGTGGTATCAATATGATATGATTACTCCGTTAATGTATATTGTTGATGCTGATAATGATCAGAAATATACATACTTAAGGGAAGGAACATGGGTACAAACCATTGAAGATATTGGTGGTGGTGTCTATGAAATTACATTAAATCAACAGACTCTTGCTAGTGGAACAAGAAATTTAGTATTCAAGAATGGTACTTGGCCAACAAGTATGAACTTAAGTGCTACTAACAAAGATCCATTAAACCAAGCCTTTAAATCGCATAATCATGGTAGTTTTGAAATTTCTCAAGGAATGGGATCTATGTCAGGGCCACCATCACACACTGCTAGTGATGCTGATGGATCAGCATTACAGGCAGATAGTCTTGAAAATGCTCTAAATATTTCTGCGGACGTAACTCAACCATCAGCAACTTGTACATTTCTCATTAAGGCATACTAATGACAGTACTATACGGAAAAGAAAAATCAAAGTATGGTAATCTTACAGGTCAAATAATTATTTGGCCAGTTGAGTATGAGGGACCACCTGAAGAGACTAACAACGTTAGAAATTTACCAGCTGGATATTTAAGGTGTGATGGTACAATATATTATGCAGAGGATTATCCACAACTTGCTGCTATATTAGGAACAGGTGAACAGACTAAGTTTCTTAGAAGAAATCTTGATAATACTGCATTTGATTTTATAACAGATGATCAGTTCATGGTTCCTGACTTTGGATCTAAGTATCCAGAGCCTACTTCTGGTGCTAATGCTGGTGTATATGATAATATAAGAACTACCAATGCTCTAGGTACTGAGATAAGTAGAGGTGGTATTGGTGTAGAAATTGCATCTGCTATTGGTGAAAATGTTACCATACAATATTCTGGTTCAATTAGTGTTCCCAGCCAAGAGATAGAAGTTCGTGGTAAGCCATCATGGAATTATGCTGGTGAAACACATAGAACTGATAGTGAAGGTGTAGAAGAAAATGCTGTACATCCTCATGCTCACTTTGGTACATGGAATAGATCAAGAAACTTACAGACCAACGAAACAAATTCACAAAATCCTATAGGTGCTGGTAGAACTGGTAGAAGAAATGCATCTACTGTTCCTATTCAAGATTGGTTGGATGCAACAAGATATAATAATGATCCTGCACAACCACCAGGTAGTGCTCAAGAACCATGTAAAGCAATAGATAAATGGAGTCCAGGTGATAATGGTGGACCTACATCTATTCAAGCATTAGGATTACAACAGACTGTTTATTACGGACATTGTATATTTGGTGCTGGATCTCAATACACATATAACTGTCTTAGTAACTCCAGTTATAGTATGAATAGATTTGATCTCGCTGGTTCTGCTGATGGACAGAATCTAGCAAGATATTGTAATGCTAGTAGAATTTGGTTAATTTTAACATATGTTTGTCTTGTTGGAACGCCTGGTGGTTGTGGTAACTTAGCAACTTCATCATTGACTGTTCCAGTAACATATGTTCAGGGTGCTCAAGGAGTTCCTGATGATTGGGCAGGAAATAGTTTGTATGATGTATTACCATTACAATCTAACTTAGATGTTAATAGTAATCAATGTACTCCAGATTGTGATAATGAGATGACGGATACTCTTGATTTACCTAGAGAAGGTGGAATTGATCCTACATCACATAACCATCGTGTTGATATTGTTAAAGGAGATCATACATATAAAGTAAAGACTGCTGCTATATCAATTCCACCAGAGAATTTATCTACAACTATGTCTATAGGAGTTGATTCTTCAGTATCAATTGATTCTGCTGCTGCTCCTTTTATTGTAATGGAATACTTAATTAAGATATAAAGATGACCCAGACTTATAGAAATGCAAGGACAGGATATCTAACAGATATCTTAACAGACACAACACCTATAGGTGCTATTGTGCCTAACCTTAAGGCTGGTGCAAATTCTTATGATCATAGTTTTATTAAAGCAGGTGCAGCTGCATTTCCAGCATTAAGTGAAAATACTGGTAATGCATATCAAGCTGGTGATGATCCAGCTTATACACATGAGGGATACTTATATTGTGATGGCACAGAATATAATATAAATGATTATCCAGGATTATTTGAAATAATTGGTAATGATTATGGTGGAACTGCTAGTAATGGATTAGATATATTAACAGGAGGTGTAGGATATACAAGTAATCCAACTGTAACTATTGATGCTCCATCAACTCCAGGAGGAACTACTGCTACTGCTACTGCAACTGCTGTAAATGGTGTAGTAATATCTCTTACAGTATTTGAACAAGGATCTGGATATACTACTGCACCTAATGTAGTTCTTACTGGTGGTGGTGCATCAACGCAAGCTACAGTTCAAGCAAGAATTAATCCTAATGATGGATCATTAGAAGGTATAACTCAGAATAATGTATTAGATTTTTTAGGTGATACATTAATGGGAACATTTAAAGTTCCTAATATGGTTGCCAAGAAAGTAGTTGGTAATGGCCCTGTATGGGGTCAGAACTCACCAACTATAGCAAACTCTTCAATGGGTGTGGGTACTACAGGTGGTGGATGGTACTTAGATAAGACATTACAAGATAATTATTTTTCATTAGGTAGGATAGTTACTTCTGGATATGAGAATGTAGTTGAAACTACAGAGTGTACTATAATAGGACAGCAGACAGTTGAGATAAGTATGAGAGAGACTAAACTCTCTGGTGCTCAACAACACAGTCATACAGTTTATCATGCACAAGCAGGTACTAACTCATGGATTCAAGAGGCTAGTGGTGATAGATACCAACAAGATTATCGTGAAGGAACAGGAAGAATAACAAGATGGTATCCTACAACTGGACAGGTCTTTACACATAGTCATGGATTATTAAGACAACCAAATACAGATAATACTGTTGGTACATATGATGTACTTGATTATGCTGGTGGTGCTGGTGGTCCTGGAACAATTCAAGACCCAACTGTAACAGCATCAGAACAAAAGTATCTTGCTTCAGGTACTAGTGGTGTAGGAACATATGTATTCCAAACTTTTATACCTAGTCCAGTCTTTAGAAAATTCAGTGGATCATCTGTTATTGGTGGAAGAACTGTTAATACAGGTGGTACTCCAATATATGATTATTCTAATGAATGGACATATACTACACCAGGAAATTATAGTATAAATTTAGGAAATATAACTGGTGCTCCAGACAAATTAATATATGAAGTATTTGCTGGTGGTGGATCAGGTGCTGCTGGTACAACAGCAGGTAATCAGGGTACTGGAAGTAGGATAAAGGTTGGTGATGGAGCAGAGGTTGATTTAGTAGTAGGTGGTGGCGGTGGTGGCCAAGGAAATGTTGGAATGGGTGGTGGAACTGGTGGAATAGGTGGTTCAGCTGTTAATAATGGATCAGTTAATGTTATTGGTGGAGCTACGGGTGCTGCTGGTCAAACGGGAGCAAATGCTCCAACTTCTCCAGGTTGGTTATATTCACAGTATCCAAATGATCCTCAAGGTGGAGGTAACGGAGCATTAGCTACTGTTGATCCTTATTCATCTGGATCTAATGGTGTTAACGTATTGGTAGGTGGACAGACTGGTACATATGATCAAACATTAGATCTTACTATTGGATTATATACTAGAAATTGGGTAGCAATAGGAACAGCACAGTTATCAACAGGAACAGCAGGTGTATGGTCTCAGTTCATGAAGGATCATGCAATATATAAAACATTTCCAGGATTAAGTAATCCAGATCCTTATTATGGTGATTGGCTAGAATGTGTAATAGAAATAACTGCTACTGGTGGTAACTCATATGATGTAGAGTTTGCTTCTGATAATGAAGCCACTATGCATTGGACAGGTGCAATTAATGACTTGGGTACGACTAATAACAGCCCAGCAGCAGGTACTACTACATCTACAAATGTTACAATTGGACCAGTTGATGCAGGATTGAATAGAGTAACATTTAGAGTCAGAAATACTGGTAGTATTAATCAAAATACATGGTCTGATAATCCTGGTGGACTTGCATTTGAAATTAAGGATGCAGGAACTAATAATGTAGTAGCAGAATCAAGAGCAAATTGTACTGGTGGTAGTAATACTTCTCCAACAACAATATTCCCTGATACTAATTTGATTGCTAATCCTACTAGTGCAACATTTACAATGTGGGGTGCTAAGGGAGGAAGATCACATAGAGGTAACTATCAAGGATCTTCTGGTGGATATTTACAGGTTGATTTAGTTAGTGGAGAATTAACTACATTTCAATCACAGGTATGGAGTGTAGAGATAGGAAGAAGAGCAGGACAAGCAATTGGTGTAAGTCCTTGGCAAGTTGCTCAGAATAACGTTGCTGGTGCAAGTAATGATTATAACTCTGGTAATGGTGGACAAGGTGGTAATGGTCATGGAGTCAATGCTGGTGGAGGTGGAGGAGCATCTACATTGATAAAACGTGGATCACTTATCATCGCTGGTGTTGGTGGTGGAGGTGGTGCTGGTTCAGATGGTGATGATGGAGGTACTGGTACTGTTGGTATTGGACCACCTCAAGGAGTTGATGCAACAACTCAAGCTCTCGGTGCTGGACAAGGTGGTGTTGGTGGTAACTATACCTGCGTCGGTGGTGGCGGTGGAGGAGGCGGTGGCGGTGTCGCTCGCAACGGTCTCACATTTGGTGGTTCAGGAAATGGTGGTGGTTCTGCTGGAGACGGTGGTGGACCTGGTGGTGATGGTCAGCACCAAGGTGGTGCTGGTGGTAGACAAGGTATTTCATCATATCGTTCAGATTATTTGGAAAATGCTAGTTTTGCTGAAACTCATTCTCGTGCATCTACTGACCTCATTCAAAGAGGAGAAGCAGCTGTAAGATTACAAGTAGAATATAATAATGATTATTGGACTGCTGGTGGCGGTGGTGGTGCTGCTGGAGGTTCATTCGTTGGTAATATTGATTTTTCTTTCTTAAATGATCCTGCTGATATTACTGTAGAAGTTGGAACTGGTGGTGCTGGTGTATCAATGGGTGGACAAACCACAGGATCTAGTGCTAGTGCTGGTAATGGATATGCTAAGATAGGATTAGGAACTATCACTGGATATGAAGGTGGTCAAACTGGAACTACTACTGGTGATATAATTGAATCTGCATCACAAGATGCAAATGTGTGGGATGTTGACATCTTTGGTAATGGTACTGGTACTGGAAGTGCAGGATCATTTGCTTTACCAACAGCTTCTCAAGTACCTGACGTTATATTTGCAGGAGGTGGAGCAACTACTAATGCAGCAGGATCAGTAACATTATCTGGTGCAGGAACAGTCAATGCTATTTCTCTTGATAGTAATGGTGCTGGTTATCAATCTCAACCATACGTTTATATAATGAATGGAGTATCTGGTGGTACTACAGCAACAGCTACTGTTGATGAGGCTGCTGGACAAGTAAGTGGTTTAACATTAACACCTGCATCATCACAGTCATACACACAGTATGTTAAATTTGGTGGACTGAGTGGTAATGGAGGAACACGTTGGATTAATTTAAGGCCAGTTGATACCACTAATTGCAATTACTTCTCAATTAAGGCTTGTAGAGGTAATGGAGTTAATGGTGGAAACACACCTGAAGAATCACTACGTGTGTACTATCAACTTTCAGGATCAACCAACTGGAATTTAATTGATACTATTATCTCACCAATATCAGTAAGGAATGATCCTATCATTGGTAATGTTCCTCTTATTGAGAATACTTGGGATGGTAATGGTACAACTAATTGGTATACATATTCAGTGGCAGTACCTGAAGCAGCAAGAGCAACTGATACTAGATTCAGACTTGAGCAACCAAGAGCAACACCATCTGGTGCTAATGATAATGCTGATGATAGTGATCATTATGGTATTATTGAATTTATTTGGTGGTACTCTCAGGTATCTGGTCTTGTATTCCAACAGAGTCCTGGTGCTATATCAAAACCATTGGTTGATAGTCTAACTTATACTGTTGAAGGTGAAACTGGGCCAGGTATAACATACAGTTCTGGTCTTGGTGCATCTGATGCAAAGTTGACTTTAAAGTCAACAACTAAGATAGAACCACAGGCAACCATTGATCCTGATATTCATGTACCATTACTACATCCTTATAGAACATGCAAATACTTGATCAAGGCATACTAAATACATACGGAGACTATAGTTAACAAGATGGCTATCAATGCTGATCCACCTGTACTACAAATTGAATTAGATACAATAGCACAGGAGATATCATACAATGGAACACCCAAAGTAATTCCAGAGAGTTACTGGAAGGATACTTTGTCTACATTTTTATATCCTCTATGGGATAGTGATAAAGATAAACTCATATCATTTCATTGGTATACTAATGGAACATATCATGCGAAGCGTAGGAAGTTCTTAAAGAATTTTAAGACTGATGCCTTTGAATGGAAAGACTATGAGATGGAGCAGGCTGACATACCTGAAGCCACTCAACTAAAAGATAAACTGATTGAAGCATTTTATTTAATAGACTCTCTTGAGAATGAAGACTACCAGAAAGAACTAGGTAGATTATATGCTAAACAAAGGATAGTTACTCCATTTTCCGTAAGACTTGCTAGAAATTTCTTGTTAAGTGAGACTGATTGGGTCATGGTCACAGACTCACCATTAGATGCAGACACTAAAGCAAAATATACATTATACAGACAGAAACTAAGAGAATTAACAGGAACAGCAGAATTTGCTACTGAAGTAGAGAATACTAAGTTTCCAATCTCACCTGATTTCTATACAGAAGTATGGTCTAAGGATTTCCCTGATATTGATTACTTAACTACACCTGAACAGTTCTTACCATTAGGTAAGCATTATCTTAAGGCATTTAGAGAGAAGATCTCATATTATCTACTACAGAAATCATTGACTGAAACAGCATACTTCCCACAATTATTACTAGAGTATGAGAATGTAAGAGCTGCTCAACTTGCTGCTGATGAAACTCCTACTGCATATGAGTTTGCAAACTCTGAAAATTCAGCGAAGAAAGATTGGTTAGATAAAATAATTATCGAAGCACAAGCGGAGCTAGATGCACTAGGAGGTTCTTAAGATGATTATCAATGGAAAAGAACTATCACACTTTGATCTCATTGCTTATTGGGCTCAGAGACATCAAGTGTCAGTATTATATTTTGACCTGAGTACCTATAATAATCTGGCTGCAGATAAGAAAGCAACTGTTACAGCATATTACGAAGGTTTCGTAGATGAATATATTGTTGATATAATGAAGCAAGGTATCTTTAATACTGTTGAGTATCAAGATGAGGATCAGGCCACATTAATGGGAGCATCATGGTTCCCTAAGTTAGCAGACTGTCCTGATGCTGACCACTATATGAAAGCATTCGTGGTTGATACATGGGGTGATATTGTATGGGAAAACAAACCTACTTGACAAATCTAGCATAATGCTTTAGCATTATATCAAATCGCATTTTGTTATGAAAGTACCTGATAAAGGACAACTGATGCACTATAAGATCCAAGCAGCCGTGCGTGAGCATGGCTCTCTTAATGGCCTTGAGTACAAAGGTTGTGTCAATGGAGAACATATATATGAGATAGGAGGACATTTGCTTCCTGCACAAAATATAGATGAATTTGAGATGGTAGATGATGAATAACCAACCATATGATCCTATTGTAGGATATAAGAGTCAAACAGTAATACTTAAGAAATGTCTTCAAGCAAGTGAACGAAGTCCATTTCTATATACTGAGGAAGAAATCCATCAGATGAAGAAAGAACTTCGTGATTGTGAGGATAAACTTATTAACGCACGAAGAGAAGAGAAAAATGGATTTGGTTGGACACAAAAAGAAGTGTCACAAGGCAACCCCATTGAATTGCAAGAACACCTATAATATACTTACACTATTAAAAGCACATGACCACTCCTTCTAAATCACATGAATCATGGGATCGTGCTAGGACTCTGTTATTAGAGTCATTATATAAACCTGACACTAGACTCAGAGGATGTGCTCATAACCAAGAGTGTTATGACGATCTAATGATGTTAAGAGAACAGGTAGTTGAGTATGTTCGTGGGATGTCTAACCCAAGAAAATATATTGATGATTAATTATGGCAGTCGCAGATTTTGCAGCACAAATTAAACAAGGGACTAAAGAGTCTCACTCAGCAGCAGAGAACACCAAGTTCGTTGCTTCATTTCTTCGTGGTGTCTTAGATCCACAAGAGTATCGTAAATTAATTGCTAACTTCTACTTTGTTTACTCTGCAATGGAGGAAGAGGTAGAAGCACTTAAAGATCATCCTGTAGTTGGTAAGATCAATCTACCAGAGTTACCTCGTAAAGAGTCACTCAAGGAGGATCTGTCATATTATTATGGCCCATCTTGGGAGACCGAGATTAAACAATCAGAGGCATGTGTGAAGTATGTTAACAGGATTCGTGAAATTGCAAAAGATGATCCCAACCTATTGGTTGGTCATCATTACACCCGATACTTGGGTGACCTCTCTGGAGGTCAAATACTTAGAGGCATTGCTGAAAATTCTCTTAAACCTGAAAAAGGCAAAGGATTGAGTTTTTACGATTTTTCAGAAATCTCAGATTCTAAAAATTACAAAAAAGTGTACCGTCAGCTTTTAGACGGACTTGACGTAGGACAAGATGATGTAGACCTCATCATACGCGAGGCCAATTATGCATTCAAGTTGAATATGTATATGTTTGAAGAGTTAGAAGGTAGTGCTTCTAAATCTTTTGTCAAATTGTTATGTAATTTTGTCAAATCTAAATTAGGATTGGAAAAATGAAACTTAGACCGAAAGATCCTGACCCTAAGTATAAAGAATCAACTGAAGATTCGGACACTAAATGTAAAGAATCAAAGGAAAATAGAACTGATAGGTATAATGAAATACCTGAAAGATATTAATTAATTGTTATTATTAATATGCAGAAAGATTTCCTTGAATTGTTAAAACAATATGCCTATAAAAGAGGTAACTATGTATTATCTTCTGGTAAACATAGCGAACATTATGTAAACTGTAAACCAGTTACATTAAGTGCTGAAGGTATATCTATGGCATCATGTTTGATGCTAGAATGTATAGAACCTGATACGATTGCAGTTGCAGGATTAACATTAGGTGCTGATCCTTTAGTAACTGGTGTATCAATGGCATCATATCTTAGCAAGAATCATAACAATGTAGATGCCTTAATCGTTAGGAAGAAACCTAAAGGTTATGGCACTAATAAATGGGTAGAAGGTAAACTTCCACCCAAAGGTAGTAAAATTGCAGTCCTTGAAGATGTAGTGACAACTGCTAGTTCATCAATACAAGCAGTGGTAAGACTCAGGGAACTTGAATATCAAGTTGATCGTATAATTACTATTGTAGATAGACAAGAGAGTCAGGAAGCACATAATAATTGTGTGTCCGCTAACGTAGATCTCATCAGTTTATACAAATTACACGAATTATATTAGGAGGTTCTTAACGTGAAAGAAGATGAGTTTAAAGCAGCAATCAAGAACTTCTTGATGATGCAGAATAATAATGAAAGAAATTTTGAAATTCTACAAAGGCAGATAGACAAACTACAAGACCAGATAGATCAAATGAAAGAGTTCAGAGATCTATTCAATATTCCTAAAACAAGCAACAAGAATCGTGAACCATTCGAGTTCTACGATGAAATCACTGGTATTAAAAAATCAGACGATTAACATGTATGAACCTGAAGTTGACGACTATGTAGTCTGGGATCAGGGTGAATATGGTTATGATGAGGGATGGGTCTATTTTAAGTGTGAAGGAATTTCACATGATCTTAAAGGGAGACCACATCCTCGTTATATTACTATTGAAACTGGTGTTAAACCCAAACCTAAATGTAGGTATGCAAAAAACGATCACCATAAGATGATACATACCTTGCTACTTTGTTACGAGGAGGATTGGAAGAATCTAAAGTTTATCAAGAAGAGAACCAAAGAGGAAAGATTAGGGACAGAATAATAAGTGTCACAAGGCCACGAGCATTGGGTTCAAAATGATGTATTATATAAATGTTGAGGGATATGTGGTTCTACTGCCCGAACATTGACTGAGTTAGTACCTGACCTTGTATTCAGGTGTAAGCGATTCCCAGTAGGTAAATTTGGGCATATAGGTGAAACCTATGTCGATGCCCCACTCTCTCAACATTTCTTTTATTTGAGGTCAACTAATGTTCCACAGTGAATCTTTTGGACGAATCTTTTGGGTAGATAATGATAATGAATTTAGATCATGTCCACAACATATAGATGGAACAGGAGATTTTGACTGTTCTGATTATGTTTCAGAGTGGACAGATTTAGAAGGTGTTAATCTTGAAAATCTTCTTTCTATCCATCAATCATGTTTATATAACGCATGGAATCATGGAGGTTCATTAACAATTAAAGGAGGAATTTAAAATGGCATTAATTATTACTCCTGATGAACCTAATTTATATGCTTCGCATATAAAATTAAATGAAAATGAGTTCAATCTCATTGCATATTGTTTAGAACAACAATGGTCAGAGTTTACTCCTGACGAAGACAAGGATGGTCAAAGTATCCTTAGAAAACTATCAGAAATTACGGAGGTTGATGATGACAACAAATAGTTTTATTAGAGACATGAAAAACAGATTAGATGCCAAAGAATGTGATTTTCTAATTGACCTTATTATGGCATCAAAAGGAAATGCAGTTGGGAAAAGTGCTGACGCATTTGGTGTCAATGCTCGTACTGTTGTTACCAAACTAGGGGCTCAGGCAGATTTAATTGAAGGTATTCACAATGGATTTAACGACTAATGAGTATTCATTCTAACGTAACTATTACCATTGATCTCAATGGACTCGTATGGGATAGAGGTGAATTTCTTAAGCAAGAAATGTCTGTTAATCAGAATGATTATATTGCTGAGAAATTAAGAAGAACATTAACATGGGATACATTGTATCACATGGTAGATACCTCTATCTTAGAGTTCTTTGATAATCACGAACATCCTGAGATATGGGATACTCATTATGGTGAGATACAACCTGAAGCAGGTCGTGAAAAGGAATTAAATCAACTGGAGAAAGCAGCAAAGGCAAGAGAAGCAGCAAAGAAACAATTTAAGATGGTTAAGTTATCATCACCCTCTTGGACGATAGATGTACCAGTTAGAATAAATACCAAATAGTACATATTATACAATGCTATGACTGAATCACCACGACCAAAAGTTAAAGGCAGTCTCTACAAACCACCAACAGATAGACCTGATGAAACACATATCAGTCTAGGTGAATACATTGAAGATGCCAAGGTACGTTGGCAGATACATCTATATGAGTGGGATGAATTTACCACTGATGTTATTGTACCTACTGCTAAGAACGTATATTCATGGTCATTAAAGACCATTGATAGTATAAAGGCAAAGGCACAGGAAAGCAGCAAATCAAAACCAGTTGAGAAAGTGGCACAGGCCACAGAGACAACATCCTCAACTGATGTATAATAAGAATATGGGAAACGAAATCCCATCCCTGAGATCTTAATTAGACTTGGTAAACAAGTTAGCATAGGTCAGACATCTGGGATTTTGTTTCTCTCACTTAAAATACATTGAGGTTTATGTCCAAAACATTATTCGTTTCCAAAACAGAACAAGTCAGACAGTATGTTGATGACTTATGTGATGCACTAGCAGCACAGTATGAAGGATACCATAGAAGAATGATTGAGGGCAATGTTGAGAGATTCTCAAATGGCAGAACAGATTTATCTGATTATGCCAAGGGTCAATTAGCAGCATTAGATAATGGTACTGCTAACTTGATGAGATTCAGAGTTCAATCAGGCAGAAAGTATTTCAAGATCATCCAACAAGATTACGATACATTCCAAAATCGTAATGAGTATCGTGATGGTAGTGTTCATGCTTTTGTTGATAAGATCACTGGTGATGTTTACAAACCAGCAGGTTGGGCAAAACCAGCACAACATGTAAGATACAACTTACTTGATGATAAGTCAAGAGAGAATTGCTTACTGAGTTGTGACTGGTCAGGAGGATATTTATATATGAGATAAATTCAATAGTGGATGTAGTCTTGACTGCATCCATTTTTCATGCTATACTATTCCCATTGCATCTTTTTAATGAAAAATCTTCCATCACTTACTAAATTGAAGGCACAGAAAGCAGCACCTATGATTGTTGCTCATGTTAAGGAACTTCTATCTGAAATTAAGTTAGAGGATTCTAAGCAATATACTATTAAAGTTAAGACCAGTGCATTACCACACTCAGATGAAGAGAAGAAATTCTGGAGATACCAGTCTTTCTTTACACTTGAGTTCTGTAAAGCAATAGAAGAAGTATTACCAAGTGAATTGGCATTTTATTCATACAATCACTTGACCAATGACCTTACACTGGTAAGACGATGAATATTTCTAATGAAAGAGCATCACAACTCGTAGAAATCAAGGAATTACTTGAGGATACTATTGAGTATTATTGTGATACAAATATGGTGAGTGGAGAGACCGCATGGACAATGGTGGCAGCACTCGCTGATGCTAAACTTAAAGTGGAATTTTCCAATGAACAATGAAGATCTAACTGTAAATGAGCAGGAATTGAGTATAGTTTCCGCACAACGCGAAGTGCTTCGTGACTGGGTTGTTGAACGATTCCAGTCACTAATGGCAACGGATTGCGTAGATTCCGCATTATATTTTGCGGATGAATGGTTCGAGTGGTTGAACCCAGATCTATTAAATACTGAGTCAACTCTATTCTATAATGAGGATGAACTCCAAGAACTCTATGAATCATGCAAAGAGTGAGGAACTAAGATCATTGATTCTCGATTATATGACTGCATTTAACGAGTCAGATGATGAGAAGTCAGAGATATTACTTCAAAGAATTAATCAACTAAGATCATTAATTGATGAACTAAATGGCAAGAACTCAGCGTAACTTTGATGAAAATGCAAAGAAATTAACTAAGCGGAGGACAAGCGGACGTAAACGTAAAATCAATTATGATAAGATAGAAGCAAAGTATTGCAGGAGCAAAGAGAATTTTCCTTACACAATGTTCCCTATCTACCTTGAACCAACAAAAAAAGATGCTTTCAATCGTGCATGGTTCAGGGATATAATTGATGCAAGAAAGCACCTTGAACGACTCAAATTACAAGAGTCTGAATTTAACTTATTGAAATACTATGACCAAAAAGAACAAAGAAAAACTAAGACATCAAGTAAAGAGTAGATTTTATTATCTATTCTGGGGTGCAGCAACAGTATCAGTGTTCGCAGGTCAGTTGTATGTCGGTACTGGTTATCGTAAGATGAGTAATTCCATTGATACTTTAATGAGTGGAATTAAAGTCTTAATTGAAATACCTACTCCTAAAGTCATCCCTGTTCCCCATACAGGACGAGGATGGGAAGATCACCCTATGATTATCAGATAACATATTAAAAGACCCCTGAGAGGATTCTCAGAGGTCTTGTGACAGTTATTTAATTGTCTTGGCCTATGTTATCAGTAATTCTCTACATATCCTCTTACAACTAGACTGGTTATCTTCACACTCAATAAGGCACTCGTAGTAATCATCTAACATTTCGTCATCCATTTGATGACTAACGGCATAAGTGTCGTAACTATGATGATTCCAGTTTGCCATTCTATTTTGAGAAATTATATTGTGCATGAGATTAAACCATTAATTGTATTCGGTGGACAGCATAATGTATGTGTTTTGGGTACATCTTGCTCTTCCTCAATTCTACTATTATTTATATAAAGAGTGTTGAAATAGACACAAAAATTTATACCTATATATTTTTAATTGTATCATTTGTAACTATGAGAGAACAACTAATCAAGGCACTACTAGCACATGCAAATGGTGAAATCCAGATGCACCTTGCCAATATTGAAGTATATCTAAATAATCCTGTTGGTATAGGTGAGCATCCTGATATTACTGAAGCAATGCAACAGGAAATAGACAAGATCGCTCGATGGCATGACCAAATAGAAGTAATTAACCATTATATTAAAAAGAAATGAAATTAGGTAATAAAGCATCACAAATATTTGACAAGATAGTTACTTGGGATAAGAAACTTATCAAGAAGTGTCAAGACAAATTTGGATGGACAGACTATCAAGTAGTTTGTATAAGTTTCGCTAAGGGATTCATCATAGGTGCAATTCTTTTATGATAGAATATCTAATTCGTCAATGTATTGCAAAACGTGATGACATCATGGAAATAGTACACTACCGCAAGGAACATAAACTATTTCCTTATAATGAAACTGGTAATACAATGCCTTGGAATAATGGCAAATAATCTAATTGATCTATATTCTATAGTAGTATTCACAATGCTCGGCGGTTCGCTCGCTCTCATACCAATATACTTACTAAAATTGATACTTAACAATGAAGAAAGCAAAATGGACGATGGATAAATCCGATCATGGTAACATCATCCCTATGACAGTTGCCACTGAAAGACTGTTACAAGATCTAGCAAAACACATGCTAGACAATAACATGAATGTTCAGAAACATTTTAATGTCCAAACAAATAATCATACGATCATTATTACACAATGAAACTCAGTGTTGAGCAAATACAGAACTGGGAGAAAGAATATCTCTCAATGAATGTGACGTTAGACAAGAGACAGAGAGAGATTCTTGAGGGTGATTCAATCAAATCGCATGAAGGAATGTTATTCGGAAGAATGTATGCCCACTGGAAGGAGATCAAACAAAATGAACAATAATGATGTGAAGTGTTACGAGGATGACACTGAGATCTCTTGTAGTCGCCTACAGGAGGATCAGTTCATGTATATGGATAGAGGTGAACTAATATCTGAAATACTTCAGATAGCAGCGTGTCTAAACGGAAGTGTAGAGCGTATTGAGACACTTAATAGTGTTGGTAGAGCATCTAAGAAGATCATCATAGAGTATGATGTGGAAAACACACGCAAGTAACAACCAGTTAGATTAGTGTCACAAGGCCATGGGATAATCTCTCATGGTCTGTTATTATATAAAGGTAGTCAAGCAAGGCACTTATGCTCAATCCCGATCTTCCACAATTCTATTGTGTATTCACCAGTCCAGTTAAATTTACAAAATCACTGGAAGAAGCAAGTAATATAGCACATGAATACTTTGAAAGAACTGGGTATGTGGTAGCAGTCGAACAGGCACAAGGAGGACACTATGCCTAATCTAACCAAAGATCAAGACAGAGAAGTGGCATCACAATTTGTTGAAATAATTGTAGATGGCATGGATCTCAAAACTCTAGTTGCAGTAGTAACAGATCAACTGACTGAATACTATGAAAAGTGCAGCAGTGATGAGATAAAAGAAGAAATTGATAATTATGATCCTGAGTTGTATGATGAGTTAGTTGATAATATTACTCAACAGTATCCTAAGCAAAGACCACAGTATTATGAGTAAAGTCAATCGTTACACTAGGGCAGGATACAATGGTAAAGAAATTGTATGTCCTAAATGCCAACAATACAACAGAGTATATCATTTTTGTTGGTCGGCAATTACATGCCAATGTTGCAGAGAATCAGTCAACAAATCAGATTGGGAGGTAGCATGAAAATTCTAGTTACTGACATTGAATTTGATACTGATGATGAATTAACATTTGATGAAGAGATTTCATTACATGATACCGCACTAGGTATATGGGAAGTAGAAGATGAAGATGAGTTGGTAGATAAGATAAGTGATGTTACAGGATGGTGCATAAGAAATATTGATTACACACTTAATTTAATCCACCCATTAACAAGTTACAAATGAACCAAGATTACATTAACCTATGGGAAGTAATACCAGAGGACAAACATTCACAAATTGCTAACCGTATATGGGAAGCACTTGATGATGAGGGCATTGCATTATCACAAGATGCAGAGTTATCAATTCGCATTTATGATGAAGATGCTGAAAAACCATTAACAACACAAGAGCAAATTGATTACATTAATTCTAACTTAAAGGAGGTTAATTGAATGAAATACAATGATACTAATTGGAGTCAAACTTTCTTTCCTGATTTAGAACAATTTGAGCATGATGCTAATAACCAATGGTTCAAGATTATGCTCGATAGTTTATACCCAGATGGGAAACTTGGTGTTCCTTGTTTAAACAAATCATTTAACAAGTTAGGGGAAGAAGTTGATAATGAGATAGTATTTCGTCAAGATTGGTTTATTCTAAAGGAGGACATTGCATGAACATCTCATAGGAAGACAGTTAGATTAGTGTCACAAGGCCAATAGTAATCATCCCAAAATGATGTATTATATTAATAGGGCAGGGATCTATGGTTGTCTTGATCCAGTTGAGAAATTACGTCCTGTAAGTCCCATTCCTTAATTCAGTAAACAAATGTTATCAATTAATCTCACATTTGATGAAGCATATCAAATGAATAAATTGTACGAAACAATGTTAGATTTGGATATGATAGATGAATGTCCAATAGAAATAGAGAATGTATTTGATAAGATAAGGGAAGCACAAGATAGTAACACATTCATTGATGTAAACAATACTGGAGGTAAGTATTAATGTCACAGTACACAGAATTTCAAGAGTGGTTAAATGAATGTCCTGTTAAGATAACACGTTACGAGGACTTCACTGATTTCTTTGAGGTAACATTTGAAGTACCATTGGAGGATGACAATGCGTAATGTATTTGTATCACATGATGGTACTGAAATAGAATACTATCATAACAATGATAACACACTATCATATAAAATAGAAGGAACTGACTGGCAAGACTTCCACCCTAGTGACAAGAGAGCATACACTACACAAGAATACAATGAGTTTATCCACATCCTAAACAATAATAATGTTACAGGATGTTTCAATACTGGTGTAGAGTTGGAAAATGTCACTGATGAGTGGTATGATGATAATGGTCAGTTAAAGCACTAATGAACTATTCTCACAAAGAACTCAACTTGATGTATGATTTCTTCACTCAAGCACAATGGGATGTGATAGATCAGGCACTTGACTGCTATGCTCAATCACAACCATACGAGGGAGCAGAAGAGGACACTCATCAAGTTCGTGACAAAATGTACTCACTACTAAGGGCAGCATACTAATGCTCACATTAACAACAAAAGAAATGGCATCACAACAAGAACTATTTCCTAGAGCATGGACTGACATAAGTTATGGTCAGTATAAAGAATTAGATGTAGTTTTCCACAGACTAATGGCATCACATGGTGACAAATTAGATAGACAAACTATCATCGAAATGTGTTTCAAGGAGGTTGATACAGACTATTGAGAAATGTTCTCAGGATACTATCCTTGAGTAACCATCCGCACATTGCTATCACTGGGTTTTCCACAGGTTTAGGAGGTTGTTGTGGAAAACTTTATAAATGGTTAATTAAATATAGTATGTGTGAACTATGTGACGCTCACGAAGGTGTCTAAGGCTACCACCTATCGAACGAAATGTCAACCCCCTGAAATACTTTGTAACATTCCGAGTCCAGTTCACAAAGTGGCACAAGGTGTCTCCAAAACACTCGGAAATCCGTTATAATTGGTTTATGACATTCGAGGAAATCCAAAAAACTCAGAAAAGCGAGTTTTTCACTTTTTATAAAATCTTATAATCTCATTTTTATTAATTTTTAAGACTTTTGAGAATTATAAGTTATAAAGTTTTTCACAGGGTTGTGGAAAACGTTATTCGCGTGCCTATTTAACACTTTATTCTACAAATTACTAAAAAACAATGACATTTTATTCAAGATTCGACTCATCGGCAATTAATTCAATAGAAACCAAGGAAAATCAGGTATTTGTTACATATAACAGTAATATTGCCAAGGAATATGTATATAATTGCGAAAATATAGCAGATTTCAGTAATAATTTGTGTGAAGTATTAACTGGCGTTGAATTAAACAATAAAGAGGCAAGTTTGGGCAGATTTATATCAAATAGCAGGAAATCTGGTGTACTAACTGATGTTGAAGCATGACAATTTAAAATAAATAATGTTAATTAACGAGGTAATTCACCCCTATGACTACACATAATATCAAGTCATCTTCTTATGTTGATTATCAACAATTTGATGAAGATTTCGAGGATTTTGGTTACACAGTCAAAAATGTTAAGAGGCAAAGTAAAAAGAAAGTAAATAAATTCAAAGACTATAGAGAAACAAATGGGGGTGACAGTTAGAAATTGGCACAAGGCCACGGACAGTTGACAAACTGGACTTTTTTGTTGCATAGTGTAACGATTTTCGAGTTTGTCAACAATTCGTCTGTATAATGGAAGAGTAAATTCGTTTTTTAACGTATGCCAACCGCTTCAACTGTTAAGTCAACCTCAACTAAACCAGTAAGGAAGACCAGAACACGCAAAGCAAAACCAGCAGCAAAGCAGACAAAACCTGTGACAGTTGCGAAAGTGACCACCACTACTTTTAAAGGTGGCAAGGCAGTATCAAAAGTTACAACGCTCAAGCGTCCTTCAACTGCTAGACTAATTTCTGGAGATCGTTATCTCAAGGATATACAAACTCGTTGGGCAATCCACCAGTTTGAAATTCAAGAACTATTCAGAGATTTTTCTAAAGGTGTATCATTTATTACACCATACCATGCTCAACTGGTAAAACAAGTTAAAGCATGGACAGTTTAGAAACTGACCTAAATTGTTACAACGGCGTTACATACGCCGTTTTTTTGTGCGTGATCGTTTAGACTGTCTATATGAATAATTCAACTTTAAACGAGTTTTTCCCTTCACTCATTCAAAAGGGATACACTGCAAGCGAGATCCGCGAGTCATGCCAAAAACATCTCAAGCGAGAAGTTCCCGACAGTTTCAAAGATCGTTATTCAACGTATGCCGAATACATGGAAGCGATCCACGATTATATGAACGGACTCTAAAGAGTCCGTTTTTTATGTGCCAGTTGGCAAACTGATTTATTTTTGTTGTAATCCGTTACATTTGCCCTATTTGGTCTCATTCGTCTGTATAATAGAAGAGTAAACAAAACAAGTTTTTTACATGCGTAAAATCGAATCTCAAATGAATTCTGCCATTAGAGGCAGACGTGACTGGAGAAGTGGCAACACCGCAGTCGTCATCAACGATTCCAACGATGCTTTAGTTTACTTACACGGCAACTTTATCGCCAAAGTTTCACAACATTTCGTGCAACTATTTGACGGAGGTTGGCAGTCTAACACTACAAAATCAAGACTAAATGCAATTTTAGATGATTTTCATGTTGGATCTGGTGTATATCAAAAGAATTGGAATTGGTTCGTTAATTTACAATCAGGTGGGACAATTCCTTTCTACTCTGGAATCGAATTAAACCACTAAGTAACAACGAGGGGATGCAATCTCCCCTCTTTTTTATTAACAACTGTTCTACTACTAATTAACATTTTTCTATGTCATTTTTCAAGCACGTTAAACTTCACGAGTACGATATTACTGATTTAGGTATCAGGCAAGCGTGCTATGATGAACTAATAGCAGATGGAAATAACAGTGATGATAAACAATTAAGAATTTTAGCACATGCTATGTGTGAAGAATTCAAAGACTATATGAGACCATTATTCTCATAGACAGTTTACAATTTGATCGACTAATTAACATTTAATGCACACACTATTCTTTTAATTTACCATGATTGATTCCATTGACTTCTTAACAACAGTCTATGAAGATTTTTGCTCTAAGTATGATTTACCTCATGTAAGTGCAGACGAGCAAGATGTTTATAAACTATCGCAATTTGAGCAGGATTGGTTAAAACAATTCGTGCTATTATGGGATGCAAGTCAAGAAGATTTCATTGCATATTATCCATCTAAATAACAACAATTAAAAACAATTTCATGGAGGAAAATGTCAACTAACTATCTAATCATTCATGGATACGTTATCACTGAAAATGGATATTATTCCATTGATAGTGATGAATATAAACAACTAATTGCGGAGGAAACTAACAATGACGTTTGAAGAATACATCCGCGAAGAGTTAAAGTATTATGATGCACATCCTAATGAGGATGAGGCATTAGAGGCACACTGCAATGAAATTGTTTCTATGGAATATGATTACACAGCACACGACTAAAATGCCCAAGGCCCCGACCAGTTTATAAACTGTCCTCGCCTCTGTTGTAATCCGTTACATTTGCCCTATTTGTTGCAATTTGTCTGTATAATAAAAGAGTAAACAAATTCTTTACATTTAATGCCTAACGAATTTACTTACAGACTAACATCCGAAGAAGATCAAGTTTTGCTCGATATGATAACTTTCTTCAACGATTGCGGTCTTCCCGATAACATCAACCCTGATGATTACGAGTCCTTTTGTAACAAGTTTTTTGCCAATGTCTAACATCAACAATGAATCAATCCTTGAAAATCTTTATGATGAAGTTTATGAAGATTTCAGACTAAGTAACAAATTAACTGTCGCAATGATGGATGAATTGTTATCATTTAGTCAGGGAACTCGTGACCAGTTAGAGTCAACAACTATGGAAAGATTTGAGGCAATGTGTTAATTATGACCACATATCGCTTCACTTGTGATTTCATTTTTGATGAACAATCCGAGTTTAATTCTAAACATTTTGCGGAAGAGATTGAAGCGTATTTGTTAAACTATTGCGGAGTAGATTCCAAGGTAGTTAATTACACAAACTCATGCCCAATCCTTCCTCTTAAGTAACAATTAGGGGGAGCAATCCCCCTCTTTTCATGCACATTTTTATTTCCCTAATCTCTCTCTTTTTTATTATGAAACGTCTTGAACTTTCTATGGGTAGAATGATACCTAACGGAGGAACAGTTAATGACTATTTGATGGACGAATTTGTCAGACAAAATATTATGCCAGTTATGGAATATGGCACACTAATTGATGGTGAAGGTTGGTGGAAAGGTGTTAGCGAACCAGTGAAGATTCTCTATGTAGATGTTATGAATAGCGAGTTAGATTCTATGAGAAAAGTATTTAATAAGATCGCAATCGCCTACAAAGTTGCATTTAGGCAGGACGCAGTTCTTATTAGTGAAGTAGAAACATCTGACGCATTTATATAAACAATGGCACAAACTTTCGACATCTATGAATCACTAACTGGTGACGAATTAGATATAGTTACTAACATTTTTCTAGATGCACTTGCTAGGCAAAATGATATCAAACCAGAGGTATTTGAATTAGTAACTAACATTATTGTGGATTAATTTTTCCCACTATCTAACAACAATTGCATCACAATTTCACCCCACTTCCTATTACAAAGAACTTGCAATTTGAAGCACCCAAAGAGTTAACAAATAATGTGCCAGTTACCGCACTGGTCATTATACAGTTGCTTTTCTTAACATTTCGTTTTTTTCGCTCACGATCCGCTAAAATGAATATATGAAAAATCAATCACAGGATTTGCCCATGACTTTCAACCGCGACCTAACACCCGAATTTGGGGGAGCAGTTCTTATGAACGAATCCGCTAAGAAGGACGCGGCAGTCATGGCAGCATTGACCGCACTCCAGGAAAACAACTGGATGCCTCGCGAGGTTCCCACGGGTGGGACTTGGTACATCTCAGACCGCCACTAGGACAGTTATGAGAGTGACCCTCGCTATTTCTTTTATATTAGTGTCCGCAATCGTGGGTGCTAATATAATACATTCCTTCTCTAATATGGTTGAGGAACGTAACAACAAATTATGTCAAATTGATTCTTCATTATGTACACAATCGGACCGCAATTAATTCGCTATTGGACAGATAGTGACCAAAATCACCCTCGATTAATATCATTTCCATCACTGCAATCTGCAATGGATATGTTATATTACTACCGAAGTTGTGGTTTTAAATGTGAATTAGTCACCGCATGAGTTATTAACAGTTAGGGGGCAGTATTTGCCCCCTTTTTTGTTACTTAGGGGTCGCCAAGCGATTTCAAAAAACGAAGACTCCCCTAACCTACAAAAGTATCCAGTCGAGAGATAAATATAATTACAAAATTGGTTTTTTAAAACAAGAAATTCCAAAAAATTTTTCCAGCAAAAAAATGGCCGAAAAAGTCGATCATAGCTTTACAGCAGATGATATACCTGATATAATTAAAACTAAAGAGGAGATAGAAAATAATATGACTAACGAAGAGATTCAGAGGACAGAGCGACTCCATGCAGACATAAGGGATGCTGCTAGCCCTGTGCCTGGTACAGAGGTAACTTCACAACCTGGCCTTATTCAGGAAGTAATTGGAAATATTCCAGGAACGCCCGTGTCACCACCAGCAGGATATGGAAATGATCTTTATCCTCCAGAGGGACATGACCCACATCGTGAGATGATAGATGTACTTCATAACATTGAAGGTAAACTCGACCATGTATTAGAACATATGCATAGGCAAGAGGAGCACCATCATCAGGCACATTGCAATGATGGTGATATAAATCTAGATGAGGGTTACAGTGGAACAGTTTAAAAACATTGATGATGTAATCAATAACTTTGACAGCTTCTGCGACTCGTTTGAATCACGAGCAGCAGAGGCATTTTTACGTGGAGATCAAAATAATGGAAGAGTTACAAGCGAATCAGAAAAAATTGGAGCAAGCACTCCTGATGCTGTCAGAGAGATTGCAAAGCCTGGACCAACGGATATCCCAGCTAGAGCAGCCATCGTTGATATACCGTCGTCCTCAGAAGAGTGAATACGAGTCCCTCTCAGATACATTGGACTACCTACATAATAACATAGAAGGTCTTAAGAAAGATCTAGTAAAAACAGCGAGTTCAGTCTAATGCCAGAAGTAGCACGAGTTAACGATAAGGTTGACAACCTTCATGGGTGTGATCTTGAGTCAAATCTTGCAGGTGCTGTAAAGTCTAGTAAGATTAAAGTGAATAATCAACTGGTGTCATTGGAAGGAGATGTGTTTACTGGTCATACTAGAGATGCTGGTCCTAGTTGTGTTACATGTCCAACTGTAGAATTCTCGGCAGCCTCTTCTAGTAAGGTATTGTGGGAAGGAAAGAAGTGTCTTTCTGTAGGTGATATGGCAAGTAATCATAAGATTTCAGATGGATCTGAAGATGTGGTTGTCGGGTCTTGACAAGTCTTACCGAATCATTTACAATATACATACATTATTTTTGAATTATGGCAAAAGCAAAATCTGGAGTGTGGGGATCTAGCAGTTATGTTGCTGCCCAACCGAAGAAAACGCGACAAGGGCGTAGCCAATACACGAAGTTGAGTGCCACCTCGCGTAACTCTGCGAGGAAGAAGTATAGAGGACAGGGAAATTGAGTTACGAGAACTTGGACAATGAGGCCCTCTGGAAAGAAGTGGGTAGTATGTTAGAGACTCTTTCCGCTAGGGAGGGTCTTATCTACAAGGTGATGGTTCCTAGACACTCTGCTCATGAGATGTGTGAGGATATCTATCAACAGTTTATGGCACAGAAGAAAGATTTCTGTCCAAAGTGTCACGCACCTTTAGATTGACGCACGCTCCGAGCACCGAAAACGCCGATCATGTATCAAGCATTACCCAGTAGACTCCATATTAAAAATAGTCCAATAGCAGGACAAGGTATATTCGCACGAGAAGATATACCTGCTGGTATGGTATTGGGTATGTCTCATCTTATTGTGGACGAAGTGATCTATAGAACACCTCTGGGTGGGTTCATAAACCACTCAGAAGATCCTAACTGTGTGAAGTGGTTAGAAGATGACAAATACTTCGTAAAGACAATTAAGCCCATCCACAAGGGCGAGGAATTATTTTTGAAATATACATTCTATTCAGTTACAGTGGATAAATAGAAATAGCTTTGCTGTGTCTAAATGCCCACGTTCCAAACGTTTAAAGATTTAAGCGTTACATTTAAGAAGCATCCTGTAACCGATGATGTAATCACGGTGAAGGATAAGGCTGCGATTACTCAATCAATCAAAAACCTGCTTCTTACTAATAAAGGTGAGCGTCTATTCCAACCTCAACTAGGATCTAATCTCCAGAAGTCATTATTTGAACCATTAGATTATGGTACTGCTGGTATGATTAAGTCTCAAGTTAAGGAAACCATTAAAAGATGGGAACCACGAGTAATTGTAGAGGATGTTCTATGCGAACCAGACTTCAATACTAATGGATATGAGGTAGAAATTTTCTATAGAATTATAGGACGAGAAGATAGACAACAACAGGCAGGTTTCTTCTTAGAACGTACTCGATAAATGCCTTATACTCAAGTTGCTAATTTAGATTTTGAACAGATCAAAACTACGCTGAAGGACTATTTAAAGTCGCAGTCAGATTTTACTGACTATGATTTTGAAGGTTCTGCTATATCGAACTTAATAGACGTACTTGCTTATAATACGTACTATACTGCGTTCAATACAAACATGGTAGTCAATGAATTATTCATTGATTCCGCGTCTCTAAGAGACAATGTAGTAGCAATTGCAAAGCAGTTAGGATATACACCTAAGTCAAAAACATCTCCTACTGCATATATTGACTTTACAGTTGACTATAGCAATCCTACTACCGATACAGAATTAAACTTAAAAGGTGGAACTGGGTTTTTTACTACCTATGATAACAATGTTTATCAATATGTTGTGGAAAAAGGTGTAAAAGCAGCAGTTGCAAACAATCAGGCCGTCTTCACTAACGTTCCTTTAAGAGAAGGAACACAAGTATCACAGACATTTACTGTTCAGACAGCACAAAAATCACAAAAATTCATTTTAAACAACCCAGATATTGATACAAATACAATATCAGTCCAAGTTTATCCTACTGGAGGGTCATTTAACGAGCCATATCTGAGGGCAGACAATATTTTAGGTGTAGATAGCACATCAAAAGTCTTCTTTTTAGAAGAAATTGCTGATGATAGGTATGAATTGATATTTGGAGATGGTGTTTTAGGTAAAAAATTAGAAAATAATGCTCAAATTCGTGTAACTTACATCACAACATCTGGTTCTGAGTCCAATGGAGTCAAATCTTTTGTGTTTAATGGTGTTTTAGTTAATGGAAGTGGTCTTACTCCTAATTCATATAACGTAACAATCAATAATTCTATTCCTGCTGCTGGTGGAGAAGAGCAAGAAACCACAGAAAAGATCAAATTTAATGCACCTAAGACATTTGGTACTCAAGATCGTGCTGTAACTGCTGAAGACTATGGTGCAATCGTAAGAAATATCTATCCTGCTACTAGCGATATCATAATTTTTGGTGGAGAAGACCAAGATCCACCTGATTATGGTAAAGTTTTTGTTGTTTTAAAGCCAACTGATGCTTCATATTTGACATCTTTGACTAAAAATCAGATTGTTGAGGAGTTAAAGAAGTATGTTGTTGCTTCTGTTGAACCAGTTATCGTTGATCCTGCTGTTTTATTCGTAGAATTGACCAGTGAGATCTATTATAGTGGGTCAAAAACAGATTCTCCTCCTGCTGAAATACGAGATGTGGCCATTGGTGCAGTAAAACAATATACTAATACTAGTGGTACAGAGAAATTTAAGGGTAAATTTAGATATAGTAAGTTTACTGCTGTAATTGATGAGGCAGATTCGAGTATTAATTCTAATTTAACATCAGTTACTATGAGGAGAGACTTCTATCCTCAATTAAATTCTACTTTCTTCTATGAAGTTTGTTATCAGAATGCATTTGATAAGGATTGTGATAATCCTGTTCTCTCATCAACAGGATTTAGAGTAACAGAATATCCTACTTTTGATGTCTACTTAGAAGACAGAGATGAGAAGATTGTCCTATATAGAATAGATTCCTCAACTGGTGAGAAGGTTGTCCTGGACAAGGAAGTTGGTGATATTGATTATGTCAAAGGTGAACTAAAGTTATACGACTTAACTATTATTAAAGGTAGTTTCTTCGACAATCGTATTTCACTTAGAGTGAAACCACTATCTAATGATGTCAAGGCACTTCGAGAGATGTATCTTGATGTTGACATTGCAAATTCCAGCTTCGTTGCGTATAAAGAGTAATGGCAGTAAAGACTAAAAGAATTAGCACTCTTATTGAGTCGCAACTACCTGAGTTTATAGTATCTGAATACCCACTTTTCCACAAGTTTGTTCAGAAATACTATGAAGGTCAGGAAGTTCAGGGTGGCCCCTTAGATATTGCCAGCAATTTACAAACTTATTCCAACATTGATTATTATGAGCAAAATATTCTTAGACAGTTTGATAGCTTGGATGCTTATATTTCTGCTACTGCTGATACAATTGTACTACAAGATGCGTCGAGTTTTCCACAGGCAAATGGTTACGTAAGAATTGGTGATGAAATTATATTCTATGGTACACGTACTGATACCGAGCTGAGAGAGTGTGTAAGAGGCGTTAGTGGAAATACTACCCTTGGTGACCTATACAATACTTCAACCTATTCTAGCACCACTGCTGCACCTCATAATTCAGGTGAGACAGTATATAATGTAAGTAATCTATTTCTATATGCCTTAGTTAGAAATTTTGAGAGTCAGTATCTAGGTTCTTTCCCTGAGAAGTATCTTAAAGGTGAAGTTGATAAGAGAACACTGATTAAGAATATCAGTAAATTCTATAAGGCCAAAGGAACTAATAGTTCTATTGAATTTGTTTTCAATACTCTGGTTAATAATGATACAAAACCAGAGGTATACAAACCAAGAGATTACACATATAAAGTATCTAATGCTGATTGGATCAGTGTTTATGCTCTTAAATGTAAAGTTATATCAGGAGATCCTAAGTTATTAATTGGTAAGAAGATAGTACAGTCTGTTACTGATGAATATGGATATGCTGATGCTACTGTAGATAATGTTTATCCAGATAATACTGCTGATGGAGAATCAATATGGAATATTGTACTTGCTCCTGAGACAGTTAATGGATTCTTTGCAGTCTCAACTAAGACTCGTTTAGAGAGAAATCTTCCTAGTACAGATGGTGTAGGAAAGAGAATAGATGTTTTCTCTACTATTGGATGGGAACCAACTGGTGAGATTCTTATTGCTGATGAGAAAATAAAATTTGATAATAAGACCGCTACACAGTTTATAATTGAAAAGAGAGGTAGTGTACCTACTACACATGCATCTGGTACTTCAGTTTATAAACCAGTAATCATTGAAGGTACTAATGCATCTTTATTGACTCTAGGTGTAGTCTATAATCTTTCTCCACAAGATTCACACCCACACTCTGCTGTAGGAGACCAGATACAGGTCTCTAACCCAGGATTCGAGACAACTGATCCTAAAATTGTTAAGACTGGTACAAACCAGCCTAGGTGGGTATTAGGACAGGTAGGTAATTCTGTAGATGCACCAACAAATACCAATGTAGAAACTTCTTTAGATCAAGTATCTACTGATGTATCCGCATTATTTGAAGATGAGCAATATTATTATGTCTCAAGTTCTGGTTTTCCATCATATAAGATATTAGATGGTCCTACTATAAGTGAACCAGTACAAGATCAGAAGTTGCTTCGTATTATTAGGAAACAAGCAACTAGAACAACAGAAGTTTACCCAACTCCAAAACGTGATATTGGAGTCCTTCTAAACGGTGTCCTGGCCTACGGTTTCAAGGATGAAGAAAGCATACGTTACGGTAAACTAGAAGAAATTAAAGTTAACACTCAAGGAAGGGGATATGCTAGTCCACCATATGTTCTTGTAGATGGTGTTAGAGATAAGGCAAGAGCAGTCCTTTCTGGAAATGTAGTTGAAAGTATTATTGTAGACACAACTGATACATTCCCAACCACACCAGAGATATTAATTACCTCTGGTAGAAGAGCAGAAGTTCGTGCTATCGTTACTGGTGCTAAAGTAACCAGTCTTGTTATTGATAATGCTGGTGAATACTATTCTTCTCCACCAACTGTTAGAATTAGAGATAATGCTGGTAGAGGAAGGTTCGCTGAATACAAAGCTCTTCTTACAGATGGTAAGATAACAGATTTTGAAAAGATTGATGAGGGTAATTTCTATAATCAAAATACAGTTGTTGTAGATATTATACCTGTTGGTGAAGGTGCTACTGGTATTCCTTTATTGAAAGAGTGGAATAAGAATAGGTTTACTAAACTTTCCTTAGATACTGATAATGGTTATGTTTTCCAAAACTTCAATAATGTTTTTGATTATGGATATGCTCATGTAGGTAACCCCAAATCACTTAGGGTGGCCTTAAATGACAACTTAAATGGTGCAGGTACTGAACCAGCAACTAAGACACATTCACCTATCATAGGTTTTGCTTATGATGGTAACCCCATATATGGTGCATTTGGATATGAAGACCCACTAGATGCAACATCATCTATTATTAGGATGGCTTCTAGTTATTCTATAGTTGGTCAACGTACTGCTGGACCTGATGAGGGACAATGGCCTCTAGGATCATTCACTAATGATTTTGTTTACAATCATAAAAGTGGAACTCTAGATCAAAACAATGGAAGATTTTGTATTACCCCAGACTTTCCAGAAGGAACTTATGCTTATTTCCTTACTATTGATAGCAATCAAATACCGCAATATCCATATATCATAGGTGAGAACTTCTATTCATTACCAGTAGATAGTAATTACAACTCTAATATCACTCAGGATGATATTCCTAAAGATGCTAAGAGACTTTATACTGCTGGTATGCCTAGAAATGGTGAAGGAGTTATTGCTACAATATCAGAAGTTAAATCTGGAACAGTAGATTCTATCTCTGTAGATAGATCATCTGCTAACTTCTCAGTCAATTCAAAAGTTTATTTCGATAATAGAGGAACAGAAGGATCAGAAGCAGAATCTATAATATCCTCTGTTAAAGGTAAAGATGTTAGTTATCTACAATCTAAGGAAAATAAGGTTGTTAAATTAACAACAATTCAGACTGCATATTTGTTTGCTAATGATACATTAAGACAACCATCTTCAAGTGCTTATGGTGAAATAGTAGGAAATGTTGCAAGCGATAATGTTATAGTTCTTAAGAATGTTAATGGAACGTTTGATAATACAGGAACATTCTCTGCTGATATTAAGACCTTCTCTTTAATAATTGATCAAGACAGTTCTTATACAGAAGGTGCTATTCTAAGTCTAACTGATGGTGTAAATGCACCTATTGCTACTGCTGAAATTTTAGAAGGTACTACTCAGCAAAATACATTAAAGATTAAAGTTCTTACAGGAACATGGATTGTTGATGATACCTATTTCTTACAATCTTCTAATCTTTTTAATACATCAGGATCTAGAATTATTACTTTAACTTCTTTAAGTGATAATTTAGAACCATTTATTGTTAATCAAAGTGTTGCTCTTATAGAGACAGCATCTAGTCATGGCCTAGGTATTGGTGATGAAGTAACTGTTGATATTATTCCAGATGATGCTACAAAACTTAAGACATGGTATGTAAGAAAACGTCTTTATCAGAATATAGTTCTTAAAGCACCATCCAATAAGAGTACTATTGATGATACTGGAATTGGAAGATTTCAAATATTAAATGGTGGTGCAGATTATACTGCTAACACTTATAATAATGTTCCTTTAACTGGTGGTAGTGGTACTGGTGCTACTGCTAGTATTACAGTCTCTAATGCTGGTATTGTATCAAATGTTACAATTCAAGATAGTGGATCTGATTATAGAAAAGGAGATTATTTAAGTGTTGCAGATGAGAGTCTTGTAAGATCTGGTGGATCATTAAGTAGTCAGAGATTAACAATATATGTTGATCATGTAGGATTTGCTGCTGGACAGACATCTCTGAAAATCAAGGATGTCACTGGGTTCTGCAAGAATGATTTAGTAAAAGTTGGTGATGAAGTATTAAAGGTTGTTTCTATAACAACTGATTCATTGAATGTTGATAGAGGCCAAGAAGGTACAGTTGATGCTGATCATTTCAATACTCAAGAAGTAATACTTTATAAACCACAATATAATTTCCCTAGTAACTATCAAATCTTTACTGGTGCAGGTACTGGATATATTCAGTCATATGATCCTACTACTCAACAAGTAGGTATTATATTTGATTATGCTATTGAGAAATCAAATGCTCAAGATGTAACTATTAATTCAACTTTCTTTGATTTTAGTCTTCCTAGAAGAACAGTATCAATATCTTCTATAGAACCAGTAGAATACAAATTTGAATTCTCAGAAGATGATAGTACATATGTACCAAACATCAATATTGATATACAAGAGTATTACAAGTATAGATTTGATACGTCTCATTCTAGTCTCGTTGGGACTTACTTTGATATTAGTCCAAGTAAAAGTTATAATCTAATTACTGTTGAGAAGATTGCTTCTCCAGTTCTTCCTGGTAACTTTGGAGCATATACAGATGTTAAGTTTGGATTTGGATCTAGGTTAGCAACAAATAATTACGATAAGAAGATAGGAACTGATTTTGCAAATTACTATTACTTTGACAAGAATGGTATTGTAAATTCAGAAGGAAAATATTTAAAAATTGTAGATGACCCATTACAAGGAGTCAGGAAGGTAAACTATGTTACTAGCAATCGCTTTGTATATGATTTGGTTGGCGATCCTCCTCTCTGGGACGGGTCAGGAACAATAACATATACTACAACTGGCCAATTTGCTATTGGTGAGATTGATTCATTTAAAATTATAAATCTAGGACTTAATTATAAAAAAATTCCTATTATAGAAGGATGTGATCCTAATTCAGAATTTAAAGCAAAAGCAACTGTATTATTTGATACAACTACTAATACTATTACAGGTGTTAATGTTAGTGATAAAGGATCTAATTACATCAATCCTAAAATAGTAATTACTAATGGTGATGGTGTAGATGCTACATTTAATGTTGTAGTTAGAGATGGTTCTATATTCTCTATTACTATAGATTATCCTGGTGTAGGATATACTTTTGCTCCTGAGATTGAAATAGTAGAATCTGATTTAGATGCTTATGTTAATAGTTCATCTATTGGTGTTCCTCAGAGTGTTTCTATTACTAAGAATGGTGGAGCATTCCATTTAGATAAAACTGTAGCATCTAAGTTTACATCTAAGAGTATTTTTGTTCTTAAGAACTTTAATGGAACCTTTAAGAAAGGAGAAACATTAATTCAGAAGATTGGTGGAAATGAAGTTGCAAGAGCAGTAGTTTCAGAATGGAGATCTAATCTTCTTAAAGTAGAGAATATAACTGGTATCTTTAGACAGAACAATTCTATAGAAGGAATAACATCTAAGGCCACTGGAACTATTACTTCAGTATTCGTAACTACTTTTGATAAATCTATAACAAGTTTTTATGATAATCTAGGATACTATAAGTCTGATAAAGGTAAATTAGGTGTTTCTAATCAGAAACTTATTGATAGTAATTTCTATCAGGATTATTCATATGTTGTTAAGTCTAAGACTTCAATAGAACAGTGGAGAGACTTAATTAAGTCTACTACACACCCTGCTGGATTTAAGTTATTTGGACAAGTTGATATTGAAAGTGATGCAGCAGTACCAATGCCTGTATCACAACCAAAAGATGCTCATTTCACTATTGTTCAACTTTGGGATCCAGAAAAGAATAAGATAACAGTTGAAAGTACTAAGAGAATAGTAACAGTAACAACTCAGAAGGTAGAAAGTCAGAGAATTCGTAAGGGATCTGGTTCTGCTTCTAATTCTGAATTTAACTTTAATAATACTCGTGCATTTACATTTACTCTTAATGGAGCATTTGATGGAACATACAATAATGACGGTCAACTAATTGGCACAAAGTCATTCCAAGTATTAGATCAAAATGGTACTCCATTTACACCAGTTAATGCTAAGAGTCTAATTGTTACATTAGATGGTGTTCTTCAAGAACCAGAAAAAGCATACACAGTATCTGGTGATAATATAGTATTTGCACAACCTCCACTTGGTCCTGGTACAAAAGCAGGATCTGCATATAATGGAGTTACTTTCTATGGTAGAACTTTCTACTTTGTAGATAATCAGTATAATACAAAATATCTTAAGAAGATAAGAAATATATTTGAACGTGGTGGTAGATGGTTAGATGCTGCTAATCAGGTTGAAAGGAATAGAGAATTTATAGTTGCAGAAGCAGTAGGTTATGGTAAGTCTAAGTATGCTTCACTTGATTGGAGTACAAAGTTAGATGATTATCAAAGAGACATTGGATATATTATAGATGGTTATGAACATGATTTGAGATTTGGTGGAAATGTTAAAACTTATGATTATGTAAATCTCTTTAATCAAGGCAGTGACTATGATTACATTACATCTAATAAAACTGAATCTCTTGATATCTTTAGATATGCTACTAATTTAGTAGGTCTTGCTATTAGAAATTGGGATTATCAAATTAGTGTAGATTATGCAATAGGATCAGCAGAAGTAACAGTTGGAGATACTAATAATCTTGCTGTTGGAATGTATATCAGTGCTGGTAGAGCATTCCCTGCAAATACTAAGATTGTATCAATTGATACATCAACTAAGATAACATTATCTAACAATGCATTATTAACTTCTGGTACTGGTGTTGCTGCTGGAATTAGTCAATTATCTGGTAGTCAGTCAGGTACTGCTGGAACTAATACAGTTCAGGTTCCACAAGGACAAACATTACAAGTTCCACAAGGACAAACATTTGCAGTAGCACCTGCTACAACAGGAGGAGAGATAGCAACATTTACTCTCAGTGCTGTTAATAATGGTCAATATGTAGATGCATCAAATCTAATTACTTCTAATAAAGCATATCTTCAAGAAGAGATCAGTGAATACATTTATGCTACTTACACTAGTCTTCAAACAGGTGATAAAGCAAAATGTTCTAGAGATATTGGTCTTTTGATAGATGCTATTACCTATCATTTAAAATTTGGTGGTAATGAAAAGATTGTTGATTATGCAAGACGTTATTGGACAGTTAGCACATATCCTGGTGGACAAGAGTTAACAAGTCTTAACAGAACTTCTGATGAAAGACTTGCTGCTATTGAAGCATGGGATACATTAAAAGATAAAATTACTCTTACTGTAAGGAATAATCTTCCAACAGGAACTTATACTGCTATTGCACCTGTAACAGATGGTAGTATTGCATTTGATACCAATAATCCAGCATGTGTTGAAGTAATATCTTCTGTAGATACAATGATTGAGTCCTTTAAGGAAATTATTGTTAAAGGGCCAGGTATCATAGAGGTTGTAAAAGATAATATTAATAAGTCTGGTAATTGGACTACTAAGTTAACATATAGTAACTATAATATCATTGCTGATTCTCAATTAACAGCACAAGAATGTGACAATGTTATATCTGCTGTTGATTCTTTATATGCTAATGTTAATACTTTAATTAATGAAGTTTCTACTACTAGATCTCTTCCAGACTTTATTGATGGAGAGAATAAGATATTTGAATTATATTGGGATGATAGTACAGCAGTAGATACTGAAGTAGATGAAGATCTATTCCTTACTATTAACGCAGTATTACAGAGACCTAAGTATACTGAAACTTATCCTGGTGCTGATGCTTATTATATCAATAGATCTGTAATACCAAACCAAATAATATTTGATGTTGCTCCTATATGTGATCAGGATCTTGGAGCAAAAACTTTAGGTGAAGTAACTGCTATTGAGAAAGTTAGTGGTATTGGTGTTGCTAACTATAAACGTTTAACTATTGACTATAACTTAGTTGATAATGTTAAGTCTGGTCCTTTCCTTATCTTAGATGTTGAGGATATGACTGTTCAAACAATTGAACAGAAAGAATTCCTCTATGTATTTGTTGATGGAATATTACAAAGAGAGGGATATAGTTATACTGTTGCTGGGCCTAACATATACTTTAATGTTCCTATCAATAGTGCAACAAAAATTGACATGAGATACCTATATGGTAGAAATGTCGGTCAAGTATTAAACATATATGATTTCAACCCTGATAGTTACTATGCTAAAGGTGTTGTAACATTAGAAACTACTGCTGGAGCAGATGATCTTCTTAGATTCCGTTGGATGGGAGATTCAATTGGATTACCAGTACATGCTTACCAAGAGGTAGGTGGAATAAAGAAAATTATTGGTATTGCTTCTAATTTCTTTAGACTTAATGATATGGTCAGGTTTACAGCAACAGGACCAAAAGCAGAAATTGATCAAACATTACCTGTTGTATTTGCTGTAGGTGGAAAGTATAACATTAATACATCTGTTACTCTTGCTTCATCTGGTTCAGGTGTAGTATATGAAGCAGATGTTGATGGTAGAGCAGTTCTATCAGATTTGAACTCTATATGGTCTGGTACTTTATTAGGTAAGAATTATAGACAACCATTTATAGGTATTTCTAACTTAGATAAGATTAGAATTGAAGGTGAGGAAGGATTCAGAGCAATTAAGAAACTTCCTGGAAGTACAACCAGTAAAGAACAGAGAGCTGGTGAACCAGTTTCTACATCACACTTTGGTCAAGTCGAAGTTGAGAGATATAATGGTACTACAAGAGGTGAAGGACTCTCAGTAGTGGCCACTATTGAGAATGGATCTGTTACTAAGTTAGAATGGAATCAACGTAGTTATGATCCTTTAACTCAACCAACTGCATATCAGTATGAAACACCACCCATACTACATTTCATTCCTAAGAATGGTAATGGTGGTGGTGCTAGAGCAACTGCTCTAGTAAGTAAAGGACAAGTTATTAGTGTTGATCTTCTTGATGGTGGATCTGGTTATACAGAAGCACCACAGGTAGTGGTTGCAAGAAGATATGACATCTTAGCTGAAAGAGATATTGGTATTGTTATTACACAAAGGATTGGTGTTACTAAAGTTGATGTTTCTCAAACTCAGACATCTTCTGCACATATTACTATCCTTGGTACTCAGGTTCAGAATATTTCTACTTTCACAAGTACAGCATTTGAGAGTCCTAAATCAGTTACTCCTGATATTGAAGCAGAGATTCAGATTGATACCGATAATATTGCAGAAGGACAATCTGGATTTGATATGCCAGCTGGAACTGAACAACCAGATAATAGTCAAATTGTTTTCATTGAACCTGATCCTCTAGTTATTGAGTCTGGTGGTGCAGCAGGTAGTGGTGCTCAACCATCTATTGCTAATGTTGCAATTCAGGATATTGTATCTCTCAACTCTATTCAAACAGTAAGTAAGCAAATAACTTCTTCCTTCACTGTTGATATTGATAATACTTCATTAGATAATATTAATTACTATCAGGTTGGTGCTTATACTAACGTTGATACTGATATTGCTGATGAAGTAATATACATTCCAGATACATGGAAATTCTCTAATAGTGGATATCTATTAATTGGTGATGAGGTAGTTCGTTACTATCGTAAGTTGACTGATCGTTTCTATATGGTTCAAAGAGGCCAAGAAGATACGACTGCTAAGTTCTGGGCTGCTGGAACATTCTTACGTCAAGTTCCAGAACGTATATCTGTTGCACCTGCTGGAGTTGCTAAGATTGAGTCTACTTCTGAGACTACTACGACTGATTTGATACTTGATGTATCAATTAGTACAAATGTACTATCAGAGATCACTATTACTCAATCAATTGCAAGTCCTGGTACAACACAAACAGAAGTTGTATTAACACCACCTGCTTCTGGTGCTATTGATCAATATGTTGAAGAAGCATTCATCAATGATCCAGTTCCTACAAGAGGAATTGCAACTAGTACTGTTCATACAGGATCTGTAGATATTACAGATGATTATGATGTTGTACAAAGAGGTGGTGGAATAGTTGATGTTACTAACTTAGTATTTGGAAAAACACAAGACTATATTGGTGACTATATTGTTACTAATGTTGGTAATACATTGAATCATTTTGATATCTCTGGATGGGATGTTGGATTCACTAATGTATCTGGTACAACACTACAAGAATTGGATATACATTATCCATCATTGGGTATCCAAGACTTTGAGATGAGAGGATTGTCCGCGTGGACACTTGCTGGCCAGTACTGGAGAATTGTAAATGGATCTATTCAAAATCCTGTTGCAATATCTCAATCTACTGGTACTATTGGTGGTCCTATAGTTGTAGCAATGACTGACAACTTCCCTGCTGCTGGATACATATTTACATCTGGTGGTACTGTAATTCAATACACAAGTAAGACTGCAACAACCTTTGAGGGATGCACTCTCTTCTCTGGGCCTGACTCTATTAATGCAGGAGAGGATATTATCCCGTTTGAACCCACATAATCTGTATAAATATAAATAACTTTGGCACAAAACACGTCGGTAAATTAAATGGCTGCTATTATTTCTGATAAATTTAGGATATTCAACGCGAAACAGTTCCTAGAATCCCTGAGTGAAGGCCCTAACGCCACCTCTGCGGAAAGAACAAGAATGTACTTCTTTGTAGGTCGTCCGCAAGCATGGAAGGCATATGTAGAGATACACTCTAAAAATTCTACTGCATTTAATGTGGGAGATGAAGTATACGTTGGTACGTATGGATCAACAGCGTTCCGTGGAACGATTAGTGTTGTTTATGACAATGCACTTCTTCTTACCGACATCTTTGGTGCATCTGGTGTTAACTCTGCTCCTACTCTAGGATCTACTCTTAAAGGTAGAACTGGTGGATCAGGTGGATCTGACACAGGTGCTACAGCAGTTTCAGGCGTTTATCGTTATGCAACAGAGGATGTGCCACCTCTACCACTGGACAACCAAACTGAAAAAGTTAATCTCTATGATGAGATTATCGCAGCTAAGAGAATTAACGATGCATATGCTCGTACAGTAATCCGTCGTTATAACTGGGATTTGGTTGCCAACCCTAAGTTTGATATGTGGAAGCCTGACTATTCTGCTACTCCTGGTAGTGGTGGTCAAATAGGTAAAGCAACTGCAACTGGTGCAACATCTATTGCTGATGCCAAGTTCTATGTAATGAACTCTTCATATGAAGTATTCAAGTGTCTCTATAATGGAGAAGATCCTTCAAACGCAACAGGACAGAATGCTACTGAAGAGCCTACCACAACTGGTGGTAACTATGCATCTGGTACAGGTCTTTATACAGAGAGTACTGGTGCTGGATATATTTGGAAGTATATGTACACGATTCCAACAGATGATGTTCTGAAGTTCCTTTCTTCTGACTTCATGCCTATCGTACTTCCTGCTGATGCAACTCGTACTGCCGTAACTGGTGCTGCTGTTGCTGGTGCTGTACATGTAGCTTTAATCGAGAATGCTGGAGCAAACCTCCCTGCTTCTCAGACACTTTATACAGGTCTTAAAGGAGACGGATCTAACGGAGTTGTTAAGTTCGTAACTGATGGATCTGGATCTATTACATCTGCTGAAATACAGACTGCTGGAACAGGTTATACCTATGCTAACGTTCTTTTAGGTAATGGTAACCTATTCAGTGATGCTGGACTTTCTAGTGGTGTAGCAACTGGTGCAACTGCAACTGGTGCTATTGAAGCAATCATTTCACCTCAAGGTGGACATGGTTCTGACCACGAGACAGAACTTAATGGTAAGCGTGTTATGACAAATATTCGTCTAACATATGCTGAAGGTTCTGGAGACTTCCCAGTAGATAACGATTTCCGTCGTATTGGTATAATTCAGGATCCATATGAGTTTGGAACAACAACATTTGCTACTGCTGATACTCTTAGTGGCCTAAAAGCACTTAAGATTACTGGAGCAACTGCTGACTTTATTCCTGATGAAACAATCTCTCAAACTGTAACAGGTGGTACTGCACAAGGAACTGTAGTTTCTTGGACACTTGATAGTGGTTCAACAACTGCTGGTGTTCTTAAGTACATCCAAACAAATGATGCTCACACTGATACTGGTGTTGTAAGAGCATTTGAGAGTAATGGTTCTAATGCTGTTAGTGGAGCACAATCTGCTGGATCAGGTAATGTAGATACTAGTTATAGTAACTCACTATTAGGTTCTACATTCGCTTCAGGTCTTGCAACTCCTGAGATTGAGAATAACTCAGGTAATGTGATCTACATTGAGAACAGAAGACTAATTACTCGTGCTCCTGACCAGATTGAAGATATCAAACTAGTTATCGAGTTCTGATCTTGGTAAAAGTCGCTAAATACTAGAGATAAGAATGCTAGTATTGGCGATAATACCATGCCACAGAAGACCAACTTAAATGTAGCTCCTTATTACGAGGACTTTGACAGTAGTAAGAATTTTTATAAAATTCTCTTTCGACCTGGATATTCAATCCAAGGAAGGGAATTAACTCAATTACAATCTATTCTACAAAACCAAGTAGAAAGTTTTGGTAAGTATGCCTTTAAACAGGGTGAACTTGTCATACCTGGTGAAGTAGGATTAAATACGAAATTAGATTACGTTAAACTATCATCTGTTTCAGAGGTAGCAGTTAACGATGGTGCAGGTAATATAGTTTATAAAAAGTACGACATTTCTCAGCTAGTTGGTCAGCAGTTGAAAGGTCTAACTTCTGGTGTTATTGGTACTGTATTAACAACTAAACTAGCAACTGAAGCAACTGCTGATACAGTTTATGTTAATTACTTAAACAGTGGTAACTCAAATACTGAACCAACTTTCAGACAAGGTGAAACTCTGGAAGTTGTTGATGGTGTAAATACTCCTTTACTCGTGGTAGGTACAGACGGTAGTGTACTTCCTACGAGTATTCAAGTAACTAATCCTGATACAGGTGAAGTTGCTTCTTTAGAGAGTCCTGCAATGGGATATGGATCTGCTGTTAAGGTAGAAGAAGGTATATACTTCATTAATGGTTACTTTGTCCGTAACGACGCTGGATTGCTTGTTATTGATGAGTATTACAATAAACCATCTGCAAAGGTTGGATTTAATATTGTAGAAGATATTATAACTCCTGAGAAGGATGCATCTCTATATGATAATGCAATAGGATCATCTAACTATACTGCTCCAGGTGGACATAGATTAAAGATATCTCTTACTCTTAAGGAGTTTGCTCTTAATGCAATTACAGATAAGAATTTTATTCAACTTCTCACTGTTTCAAGAGGAGTTGTACAGAAGAAGATATCACCAACAAATTATAATCTCTTAGAACAAACACTTGCTCGTAGAACATATGACGAGAGTGGTGATTATGTTGTAAGAGATTTTTCTATTGATATTAGAGAATATGCTCAGAAGGATGGCAATCAAGGAATATATGCTGTTGATGAATTTGGACTTTTTAATGGCCAATCAGCAACTGATGCATCTAAGAAGATGGTTGCAAGTATTGGTCCAGGTAAAGCATATATTAAGGGATATGAAATTGTCAATAAAGAGACTAAGTACTTAGATATTCAAAAAGCAAGAGAAAGTCTCTCTAGTGATAATGTAACTTTAAAAACTAAAGGTCTACCTACATTTAATGTATCTAATGTATTTGGTAGTGTACCACTTAATAAAGAAGGATCTCAACTTACTGCATATCCTGACGTATTTTTATATTCTACTTTTAATGATGGTTCTATAGGATTAAATGGAACTGAATTAGCAACTGATCATAGACAAACTCTTAATAAGAGAGGTACTATTTTCAGTTCTAATGATGCTGTAAAAACTATTAGTATTGCTATAACTAATGCTACTACAACTATAACTTCCATTACAGATGGAACATTTGAAAGTAGTCTTGGTACTCTTTATATTGTTAAATCAAGAAGTGGTGGTGGAAGTCCAACTGCTACTAGTTCTATTACATCATTAGCATATGCTAAAGTTAATAAGCCACTTGTTAATTCTTCTGATTCTGTATTCTTCTTAGAACTAACAGTTAAAGGTTCTAAAGATGAATTAGAATTATTATTAACAGAATATGATGCTGGAGATGGAAATAATCGTAGAAAGTTATTCTTATCTGCAAGTGATGCTGAAAATGATAATAATGAGTTAGGACATATTGTAGATTATGGTGAAACAGTTACTCCTGTTATAGGTAAGGTAAAACCAAGTAACTTCTTCTTACATAAGAGAGGATTAGGATTTAATTCTGATTCTGATATTGTTTTATCTAAAGGCCGTCTTTCTGAAGGTACTGCTTCTTATAATAGTACATTTGGACTATCGTACTTTGATCCCCAATTCTTTACTAAGATTTTATTAGAATCTGTCCCAGTAACAGGATTTGATGAAGGTAAGTATGTCTATGGCATCAACAGTGGTGCTTATGGTGTCGTAGAAGGTGCTCCTTCTGGTGTTTATACTACTGGTAGGATTTTGTTCATTAAGACGCTCTCTGGTAGATTCCAGTCTGGTGAGACGATTAGAGATGAAGGTGGAGTAACAATTAAGATTGCTAAAGATAATACAATATCTCATTTCATTGTTAACAATAGAGGTGTTGGATATGCAGATGGTGTTACTGTTGTTGTTAATGGTGTTGAATATGATCCATCTAAGATTCTTGTAACTAAGAATCCTGCTGGTAATGTTCTTAAAGTAGAAGTAGTTAATAGAAATGCTGTTAATGTTGAATATGCTCAACCACCAGTTATAGTTGCCAAGAACCCAAGTGGTGCTGGTAATCCAAGTACTGCTGCTAATATACTTCCTGTTTTAAATAGGAATGCAGTAACAACATATACACCACAGAATGTTAAGTCTGTTGGATGTTCATATGGATCTGGAAATGCAAATACATTCAGTGCTGATATTGTTGTAGATAGTCAAGATTTTTCAGAAATTAAGAGTGTAACAGATTTTACATTCTTTGGTAGCAAAGGATACAATTTTGTAGAGTCTACTAGTTTTAGTGCTGATGCTGCTCCTTTATTACAACAAGGAGATTTAGTACAGTTCTCAGATTCTGCAAACAATCTTGTACGTGCAGTAGTTCAATATGCTACTAAACAAGAAGGATCTGCTAAGACTCGTATATATCTTGATATTGCATTACCTGGTGATGTAACTAATACAAGTATTGTTAGGTTACGTCCTAAAGTTAATAATTCAAACTCTGGAACATTATTATTCCCAACTGGAAGTAAGCAAGTAGAGAAGATATCTGCTGGTACTGAAGATAGTAAAATTAAGTATTACTTCCGTAGAGATTTTGTTACTACTGCTTCTACATCTGGTGGTACTGTAACATTCGCTGCACAATTACCATTTGGAACACAAAGATTTGCTACTTTCTCTGAAAGTAACTTTATTATTACTGTATTAAACAAAGGTGATTCAACTGATATTTCAAATGGTGATATAATCTATGTTCCTGCTGATTCTGTCGAAGTAACTTCTGCTACTGATACTGCTAGTGGCCTTACTTCTGGTAGTATTAGTCTTCAATTACCATCTAATTACTTTGGTAGTATTGCATCTAATGGAACATTCCCAACATTAAAATTAACTGCTACACTTGAAGTTATTAATGCTAAGCCAAGACTTAAGACAGCAATTAAGAATAAGAGGATTGTTATTGATTCTTCAGGTGATCGTGTAGTTCCACTTAGAGGAACTAGTTATGATACTGAAGTTGTAGAAATATTATCTTATTCTGATGCATACAAACTTAGATATGTATATGAAGGATCAACATCACAACCGCCTGAAGTTGATAGTGCTGGTAATCTTATTAGTGGTACTGACGTTACTAACAGGTTCACCTTCGATAATGGTCAAAGAGATACGATTTACGACGTTTCAAGAATTGTTCTCAAGCCAGGATTCGAGCAACCTACAGGACAATTAGTAGTTGCTTTTGATTACTTCGAGCAATCACAAGGTGATTTCTGTACTATTGATAGTTACTTACATGAAGCAGGTGTTACAGAAGATGAAATTCCTTCTTTCAACTCATCTGTTCATGGAATATTACAACTTAAGAATGTTATTGACTTTAGACCAAAGGTAGATAATGATGCAATTATTGCTGGATTCCAAGATGTATCTTCATTAGAAGTTACAGCTGGTCAATTTGCTGGTGCTGGTTCTGTAGTTGCTTCTACTCCTGCTCCAGATACTAATTTAGAATATACATTCTCATTCAGTCAGGTTCAATACTTAGATCGTATTGATGGAGTCTTTCTCAATAAGAAGGGTGAGTTTCTCATTAAGGAAGGTAATTCTTCTCTTAACCCATCAAAACCAGATCCTGTAGATGATGCTGTATCATTATTCTATGTTTATATTCCTGCTTATACTACAACAAGTAAGGATGTAAGAATTACTCCTGTTGACAATAAGCGTTATACAATGCGTGATATTGGTAAGTTGGAGAAACGTATTGATCGTTTAGAATATTACACAACATTAAGCATTCTTGAGCAACAGGCATTGAACATGCAGGTCAAGGATGAGATTGGTATGGATCGCTTTAAGAGTGGATTCTTTGTTGATAACTTTGAGGCACATCAAGTTGGTAATCTATCATCATTAGATTATAATTGTTCTATTAATACTCAACAGTCTGTTCTAAGGCCACAGTCGAAAGAAGATTCTGTATCTCTAGTAGAAGTTAATACAAGAGAAGATCAAAGATCTGTTTCTGGATATAAGAAGTCTGGTGATATTATTACTTTACCATATTCACATTTAGATCTTTTAGGAAATGATTTTGCATCTAAGAAATTAAATCCAAATCCATTTGTTGTTATTCAATATGTTGGTGATAGTGAAATATCACCTAGTGTTAATACTTGGTATGATCAAAGTGTAGAACCATTAGTTGTTGATACAAATACTAACTTATACACAATATTCCTTGCTAAGGAAAGTATTAAAGAAAGTTTCTCTAGTTTACATAATTCATTTGTTGTAAACTGGGTTGGTTCTGCTCCATCATTTAGTTCTATTAATTCATTAGGAACAGTTAATACACAAGAGGCTCAATCATCAATTAATTTAGCATCTGTTTCAAGTTCTTCTAATATCAGTCCTCAAAATAATGATGTTGGAAAAGGACTACAAACTAAGAGTGTAAGAGGAAATCTTGTATCTACTGCATTACAATTCTTTGCTAAGAGTACTCCTATTAAGTTTGCTGTAAGAAGACTAAAACCAAATACTAAGATTAATGTTTTCTTAGAAGGTAGAAATGTTAATCGTTGGGTTAACCCTGACCTTAGATTTACTGGTATTGCTGGTAACTCATTATCAGCATTTAATGGTGAAGTTATTACTGATGAATATGGTAATGCTAGTGGAATAATTTTACTTCCTGCTGGTAATCCACCAAGAGAAAATGCTACTTGGCCTGGAGATGTTGATACTGTTGATTATGACACAACAGCAGAAGAGATAAGAATCACTACTGGTGCTAAGACAATAAGATTTACTTCTAGTTCTACTGATGAAGATAAAGCAACAGTAGATAGTTATGCAGAGGTTACATATTATGCTACAGGTATTCTTCCAGAAAATCCATCTAGTATTGTTTCAACTAAACCTGCATACTTCAAAGCAAATGAAGGTGTTCAATTAGTTGATAGTAATACAGACAATCCAATTAGACCTAATCCTCTTGCTCAGACATTTAAAGTTGAGAATTATGAAGGTGGTGTATTTGCAACTGGAGTTGATTTATTCTTTAATAAGAAGAGTAGTAATATCCCTGTTAAAGTATACTTAACTAATGTAGATAGTGATAAACCTGGTAAGAATGTTATTCCTGGTACAGAGAAAACTTTAACACCAAATACATTCCTTAAATGTTATACTAATGGTAATGCATCAGTATATAAAGATGAGAAAGTAACTGGTACATCTTCTGCTGCTAGTGGCCCTATTCTTAAAGTAATTGATAAGAATGGTGTTGATCTAGTTGCATCTGCTTCTGGTAAGTTTTCTCTAACTAATGAACAAGTTTATACACTTGTTTTAAGTAATCATAATGGACGTTCATTCCAACAGAATGAAGATCTATCTATTCCATCTGTTACATTAGCAAATGCTACTGAAGGAACAGAAATAAAATTAACTATTGCTAAGGATAGTGGTAAGTTATCAGATATTAGAGTTACTAACCCAGGACTTAATTATGATAGTGCTATTCTTACTATTGAAAGTCCTCAACTTCCAGGTGGATCAGTTGCTACTGCACGTATAGAAGTTTCTGGTGGTAAAGTTTATAATACAGAAATATCTCTTAATGGTTATGGATATACAGAACCACCATCTGTTGTAGTTAAAGGTGTTGGTAATGGTGCAGGTGGATGTGAGATTGAAACATTTATTGATATTGATTCTCCAGCAGTTAGTATGGGTGTAGCAATAGATGAAGTAGGAGTTACTGAATCTACAACACCTACACACTTTGCATTTGATTATCCTGTATATTTACAGAATGATACTGAGTATGCATTAACAGCAGAGACTGATTCTGTAGATTATGAAATGTGGGCATCTCGTTTAGGGGAAACCGACATATCAACAAGTACAACTATCACGACTCAACCTTCATTAGGTTCGGTATACCGATCACAAAACGTAGATAACTGGACAGAAGATATATTTGAGGATCTTAAGTTTAAAGTTTATCGTGCAGAATTTGATATAACAAGACCTGCTGAGTTACTTCTTAAGAATAAGAGTCTTGGATATGAATTACTTGATAGTAATCCATTTGAAACAAATGCTGGTGCAAGTACAGCTGCTACTGCAAAATTATTCAAGAATAATAACAGTGTATTAAGAGTACATCATAGAGATAATGGATTTGAAACTGGTGGTGATTCTTACGTCTTCTATAGAGATGCAAAAGAAACTGGTGGTATAACAGCAGATATTTTAAATAATACTCTCTTCCAAGTAACAAACTCTGGTATTGACACTTATAATATTACTTCTACTTCTAAAGCAGCAGGTAATACTATTGGTGGTGGAGATGTAACTTATGCTAGTTACAATAGAAAGTTTGAAACTTTATATCCACAAGTAAGTTATCTAACATTTACTGGAACTAAATTAGAAAGTTGGGTTAAGACTACTAATGTAATACCAGTAGACTCTACAACAACCAATTATACTTCTTATTCTCAAACAGATTATGAGAAGACATTCTTAAATGAGTCTCATTATTTTACAAATCAGAAGTTTATTGCTTCTAAGATCAATGAAACTATGAACAATGTATCTAATTCATTGGTTTATAAAATGTGGCTCTCGTCTACTGTGTCTCATTTGAGTCCAATTGTAGATCTTTCTACTTCTTCTGTCATAACATCTTCTAATAGAGTAGAAAATGCTAGTGGTCAAGAAGATAGATTTGGAAGAAGAGATCAAATTATTGAGTTCTATCCAGTCTATTCTTTCCAACTTGCTGGAAATGGTGGTACTGCAATAACTGCTGATCAAACTATTCAAGGAAAAGCAACAAAGGCCACAGGTACTATTGCTAAAGTTGATGGTACTACAGTTTATGTACGAGTTAAAACAAGTCAATTCTTCCAGAAAGGTGAAGGTGTAGAACTTGCTAATCAATCTTCATTAACAAATGTTACTATTGATAGTAGTCCATCTCAAGTATTAGCTGAGATAGCAGATGCTGCAACAATAATTGCTCGTAATCCATCTACTATTACTCAGACATATGATAATCTTATTACAGGTAGTGCAACTCTCTGGAATAATAAGACTCAAGAATTAACTCTTAGAGTAGATACACAACCAATCAATGATGATTTCACAGGAAGAATACAGGATAATGCTCTTTACAACAGAAATGCTGATGTAGCGTCTCAAATTGCTGACATTTTCCGCGTTGGTGATTTTGTAAAATATCCAAATCAACCAGATGATGAAGCATCATTCTTAGAGGTTGGTACAATAACTTATACAAATGGTGATGATTTTGTATCAGAGAATACATCTAAGAATAGTTCTTCTGTTGCTAAGTATGTAACTAAAGAAGTTTCTATTGGTAGTCCAGCAACTGCTGTTGATGTTCGTTTAACAGCTAACGTTAAAGATATTTCTAATGTTGCTGTTCTATACAGATATAAGAAAGCCTCTAGTCAGGAGAATTTTGAGGATATTGATTGGGTATATTTCAATAATTCTGGTGAACCAGATAGTCTTGAAGTAGCAACTAGTGAGAATAATATATCAGGTATTGTTGAAAAACAATCTGCATATCAAGAATTGAAGTTTAGTGCTTCTGATCTTCCTGAGTTCTCATCATTTGCTGTTAAAGTAGTAATGAAATCAGTTGATCCATCATATGTTCCTAAGATTCAAGACATTAGAGCAGTAGCATCTTTCTAATTCCGCGTATGGACTATTTGAAGGTTGATGGCCATGATGGTCTCGTAAGAGACGTAAATACAGGGGCCATCATCAATCGTGACGATTCTGCTATAGAAGCTAGAAGAAAGTCAAAACAGCTATCTTCCGCATTGGAGGACATAAATATGTTGAAGAATGAACTCTTCGAGATTAAGTCCCTGTTGCGAGAAATAGTAAATGCCAGCAATTAATATAGCGAGAACCGATACCCTTGAAATGCAGAGGGTAAAGGTTAACGACATCGCCAACCAACTGTTCAATGTTACTTCTGGAGGAAGTGATCTACAGGCAGGTAATATAAAATTAGGAGATGGTACAATCTCCAATCCCAGTTTGGCTTTTACAAACGATCCAGATTTGGGAATGTACAAACAATCCAATGGTGTATTTGGATTTGTTAGTAATAGTAAGAAATTATCAGATTTATCAGAAGCAGCAACGAAGTATTATAGGGATTTCGTTGTTGAAAAGAATAGTCTCGATTCATTACTTGTTTCAATTCAAACTGCTGGTTCAAATTATGATGCTGGTTCATATCCAGAGGTAGCAACACTGGGTGGTACTGGTGACGGTGCTTCTCTTGCAATGACAGTTGCTGGATTTATTGGAACTATTACCAATAATGGTACTGCTTATACTCCAGGTTCATATCAAAATATTCCTGTATCTACAAGTGGTAGTGGTACTGGTGCTACTATTGATTTTACTATTGATGAGATTGGCGGTGCTTTAACTAATGGTGGTAGCAATTATCAAAGTGGTTCTTATACTAACGTAGTTCTTACTGGTGGTACTGGTAGTGGATTACAAGCAGACATCACAGTTGAGACATGGACTACAACTACAACTGGTGGTACTGGGTATCCAGATGGAATATTTAAGAGTATTCCCTTAACAGGAGGAAATGGTAGTAATTTCCTTGCTAATATTTCTGTTCAGGGTAGTGTTGTACAAGAATTTGGTGCTGCTGGAGGTAGTGAAGTTGTATCAGCAGGTGCTGGTTATCAAGTAGGTGACGTACTTACTGGAACTCTTCCTCTTGCTGGTACACAGACATTTGTAGTTAAGGCTGCTAGTGGTAGATATTACTTTGATGGAAAGCAAGCTGGAGACTTCGCATTATTCAAAGGAAAAACGTATATATTCAATGCCAGTGATGCTGGTATGGATACGCATCCAATATTCTTTGGTACTGTTGTAGATGATACTGCTTCTATTATAGGTAGTTCTGATGGTGTTACATACACACTTGATGGAACAGATGTTTCAGAGGCAGATTGGTTAGCAAATTATACAGGTTCTACAACAAAACAAATAACATTTGTAGTTCCTGCTAACCCTGCAAATAATCCTCTATACTTAAACTGTGGCCAACATGCAGGAATGGGTGGTCAAGTTACATTAACTGATCATGCAACTGGTAATGGATTATCTGTTGAGATAACAAATATTGGTGGACTTATCACATCAGTTTCTGTTGTTAACTCTGGTGATGGACTTTATACTTCTGGTGATGTACTAGGAGTTGCTGCAACAGATTTAATGGCATCTGGAGATGTAGGTGCTGGTGTAGAAGGTTCTGGATTCCAATATACTCTTGGTGGTCAATTCGGTGCTATTCTTGCTATTGATGACTATTCTGCATATGGTTCAGGATATGCTGTTAATGATACATTAACTCTACCAAGTGGTACTACTAATGTTGCTACTCAAGCACGAGGTACATTAGAATTCACTGGGCCAGGTACTACTTTTGTTTCTACTGGTGCAATTGAAACTTACAACTTAACTGGTATTGCTGCTGGTAGTGCGAACGCAACATTTACTAATATAACTCCTACTGGTGGTGCTGGTACTGGATTTAATTGTGATGTTAATGTCATATATGCTGGTGGTAACGCATCATATGATTCTATTACTGTTAACAATGCTGGTACAGGATATCTTCCTTCAGACCAACTTTTAATTACTGGTGATTTACTTGGTGGTGCTACTCCAAATGAAGATTTAACTATTGCTGTACAGACTGTTGCTGCTTCTAACCCACAAATCACACTTAGTGATACAACAGGTATTTTAGTTGGTGACACTGTTGATATTATTGCCAACATTAACAATAGTGGTCAGTTAGCTGCTGGTACTACTGTTGCATCTGTTGATAATGCTACTCAAATAACATTATCAGTTGGAGCACCAACTCCAGGTGATGCTGATATTAGTATTACTAACCAGAATACAACTTACTTAACTGTTCCTAATTCTAGTCTCATTGGAGACGGAATGGAAGTTAATAAAGTAAGTGGTACTGGTTCTCTTGCTGCTGGTACTACTGTTACTGGTATTATTGATGCTACTACTGTAGAAATATCTGTTGCACCTGATGCTGCTGGTCCTATTGTTGCAAACTTTGTTCCTTCTTATGGTAATGGACAAAATTTTGAGTTTACTATTACTGAACTTGGTGTTGTAACTGAAGCAACTGTTGCAGATGGTGGTAATGGTTATTCTAAGAATGATATTCTTACTGTCAATGCATCTGATCTAGTACAACCAGAAACTAAGGTAGTAACTAACACACAGGTAGAACAAGTTACTCCTGTATTAAACAATATTGCTGCTGCAACATTCCAAGTTGGAGATAAAGTACGAGATCCTGGTGGTGGAATCCAATCTGTAACAGCAACAGCATCTAGTACAATTGCTGGACAAGCTGATCAGACATATACTGGGGTTGCATCAACTAGTGGGGGAAATGGTACTGGTGCTACTTTTGATGTTACTCGTGATAATACTGGTGCAGTAATCTCACTCAGTGTTAATCAAAGTGGACTTGGTATATTCTATACTGATACTGATACTATAACTATAGCTGGTAATTTGGTTGGTGGTTCAGCACCTGCTGATAATATTACTGCTAATGTTGATCAGGTAACTACTGCTGGTAATGCTGTTGATATACAGAAGATAAAAACCAATGGTGGTAATATTTCTTATATAATTTGTGATTATTTTGGTTTTAGTGCTGGTGGATTTATTGTTAATGAGAATGCTCCAACCACAGCATATGAAGTACAAACTTCAGTTGATGATTATCGTTTCTTAATAGATACTGTTTTTAATCCATCATTAACATTCTATGCTGGTAACTCATATTCATTCGATTTAAACAGTGCTACACTTGGTGGCCATGTATTCTCCTTAAGTTCATTTCCAGATGGAAGATGGGATAGAGTAGAAGGAATAACTGCAACATTAACATCAACAGCAACTCAAATTACAGTTGGTTCAACAACTGGACTTAAAGTAGGATTTATTGTTGAAAAAGATCTTGCTGACCAAGGATTAGGTGCATTTGCTGCTGATACAAGAATTGTAACTGTTGATAGTTCAACTCAATTTACTGTTGACAAATTACCTACAGTTGGTGGTGCAATTGAATTTAATGCTTATGGTGCTGAATATACTGATGGTGTAACGAGAGTTACAGCAGCAGGTTCAGAATCATTAACAATTAAGGTAACAGAAACTACTCCAACACTTTACTACTATTGTGCTACTGATAGTGTTGACCATACTAATGAAGGTGGTGAGGATGGAGAAGAAGCAACTATCACTATAGATCTTAACAACCCCAAGACATTTGGTAGTGGATTCCAACTACTTGTTAATGATGTTGTTGTAGAAGAAATTATTAAAGGTGAAGTTTTAACTGGAGCATTTACAGTTAAAGATGTTGTTTCAACAGATGCTACCATATCAAATGGTACTGTTACTAATTTAGATACTACAGTAGCAAAAGCTGCTACTTCTATAGAGACTCCATTATTAACTGCTCCTTTAACTGCTGGTGCTGTTACTGGAAAGAAACTTACTATTCAAACTGATACCAATAAAGATATTGAAGTATTAACTCAGAACTTTAAAGTTGGTTTGGATGTAGCTGGAACATTTACTCCTAAATTAACAATTGCTGCTGATACTGGTAATTTAGAGGTTGCAGTAGGTGGTTATATAAAATCTGAAGATATTAGAGCTGGTGATAATCTAAAGATTACTGGTCCTAATACAACTATTGCTTCATTAGGAGGTAATGACCTTATACTTAATCCTGACATTGGAAGGATTGTAGAAGTAACTGCTTTAAGTGGTTTTGTTATTCCTGCTGGTGATACAGCATCCAGACCTGGCCCTGCTATTACTAAGGATGGTTGTATTAGATTTAATACTACATCTAACCAGTACGAAGGTTATCATTCTAGTACAACATCATGGTCATCTCTAGGTGGTGTAAGAGACCTAGATGGTAATACCTACATGTTGGCAGAAGAGACAGTTGGTGCTAATGATAACACTATCTGGTTCTTTAACGATAATGTTAATACACTTAAGGTAAGTCCTAACTTCCTTGAGTTTGTAAACATGAAGAAGATACGTTCTGTGAACGTACTTGCACCTGCATATACAGAATGGAATGCTAACGCACCTGTAACAGCAGGACAATACCTTAAGTGGTTAAACAACTTATATGAAGTAACTACTTCTGGTACTACTGCTACTACTGGTAATGAACCAATACACACATCTGGTGCTCTTGCTAATGGTACTGCTGTACTAACATTCTGGGGATTAGGTGTTGCTCCATTAGAATTTGATGATATTCAAGAACTTAGAGTTGGTCCTAATAAGACATGTCCACTTGTTATCGGTGGAGATTTAAGATTATTTGGTGCTGAAATTTCTACAGATATCAGTGACTTAAATATTAGACCTAACTCTGGTAAAAAAGTTAAGATTGATGCTGCTACATCATTAGTAGTTCCATCTGGTAATACTGCACAAAGAGGTGTTGCTGAGAGAGGTTCTATTAGATATAACACAGGAACACTTCAATATGAAGGATTTGATGGCCTTAACTGGGGATCATTGGGTGGTGTTAAAGACGTTGACCAAGATACTTATATTGTTCCTGAATTAACTGCTGGTGGTGATGAAGATACTCTATACTTCTACAACGCTGGTAATAACTCATTGAGACTAACTCAGTCAGCATTTGAATTTTATACAGTTGATACAATCGTTTCTGCTACAAGTGACGAATTTGAAATTACTGCATCATTATTCACATTTGATAATGCTGCTACAACTCTTGATAATACATCTACTACTAAGACATTCTTACATAGTTCTAAGCAATACTTTGATCTAGGTGTATCATCTGGTGTATATACAGATCCAATTTTAAGATTTGATGATCAAGGTGATGTATATCTAAACACAGGATTTGGCACAGGTAACTATAATGGAGTTAAGGTCTTTGATAGTGATCTTAAAGAATTTGAATTATCTGATGTAAGAATTTTATCTGATGTAATTACTCTAGTTAAAGGTTCATCTAACTCTGGTAATTCTATTATCTATCCTACTGCAACTGAGAAAGGTGCTAAGGTTACTGTGGTAGCAGAAAACTTATCTAATGGTGCTAGAGAGATGTATGAGTTTGGTGTTATAGATGACACAACCAATGTCATATACAATGAATATGGTAATTTGAGAACAGGTGCTCAGTTGATTGTACCAACTTGGGAGATGACGACAAATAGTGAGGTCAGACTAAATATTGATTTAGGAGCTAATGTATTAGCAACTCATACTATTAAGATAACAGTTGTATCAAATATTACTAAGAAATAACAATGGCAGTAACAAAAGAACAATTAGATTCAAATGGCGGTTTTTCTATAGGACAAACTACAATATTTGATGATAAAAGAAATGCAAAAGATTTCAATACTTTGCATATTGCTAATTCACATTATACAGATAGTAGTTCTACAAGGTATATTTTACGTGGATTAAATACTGCTGTACTTTCTTTAGATACTACTGCTGGACAGATAGTTATTAGTAGTAATACTTGTAATTTTATAACTGGACATATAATCTGTGTTAATCCAACAGGCACAGTTTATTCTGCTAAAATGGAGACTGCATTGTTTTGTGATAATCTAGGTAATACAAATGTTTTATCTACAATGACAACAGTTATTAAGGATGATATTCCAACTGGTCAAACTTGGGATATTCAACCTTTAGGATCAACTAATAGATTTAGTTATAGTACAACCAGAGCTGGTACAACTGCTACTTTAAAATGGGCCGCAGTGACAGAAGTTATCAGTATTGCGTGGAGTTGATGCTAAATATATCTGAGGATATTAAAGGCTTGGAGTAAGACGGCACCATGAGTTTTAACATCAATTCCGATAAGGAGAAAATTAGAGGTTCTAAACCTGCTCTTATCGGTGATAATGAAGCAACCATAAGAGTTGGTACTGGATCTTTAGAAAAAGAGATCATACGTACCGAATTAGACGATACCACAGGGTTACCTCGTGTTGGTATTAATAGAACTGGACAGAGAGTTAATAACATTGACATCACTAATGGTGGTGGTGGATTTACTGTACAACCTACTGTTACAGTAGAACCTCCTCCTGGTGTTGGTGGTATTCAAGCACAAGCTTCCGCATTTATATTCAATGGTCAAGTTGTTACAATTGCCGTCAACAACCCAGGCTTAGGATATACAACTGCTCCTTTAGTAACAATTGAAGGTGGTGGTGGACAAGGTGCAACTGCCGTTGCTGTTCTTGACACAGTTGATTATGAACTTGATGTTTCTGGTGCTATTAGAACATCAACTTCTATCATTTCTGATACTGCAAGAATCCTTAACCTTGATATTGATAACTTTGTTACTCCTGATGCTAACTTTAGAGCACCAAGTTTAAAGACATATCAGAATAATACTGGTATACCTTGGGCTCCTAACGTTATTCTCCAAAAAGATGCATACAGATATTTTGGTGCTAACGTTTATCAATCAATAAATTCAGGTCAAACTGGTACTGAAGCTCCAACTCATAAGGATGGTATTGTACTGAATGGAGAAGTTCAGTTCAAACACATTGGTTTCCATGCAGTTGATAGCGATAGATTTGGATATAATGTTACTGGAGACTCTGGTGTATTCCCAAGATCTATTACACCTCTATTAGGTGACAGATCAGACAAGATTGCTACTACAGAATACGTCCTCAACCTAGCAACGAATGACGTTGGTGGTCGTATTTACGTTTCACAACAGATTGGTTCTGACCTTAACGATGGTCGATCTGCTGTAAACCCAGTAAGAACTATTAAGAAAGCATGTCAAGAGGCATGGAAAACTCCTGGTGTTAAAGAAACTATTGTTGTTTCTGGTGGAGATTATGTAGAAGATAACCCAATATCCATTCCACCTGATGCATCAATCGTTGGTGACAACTTACGTTTGGTTATTGTACGTCCTGCAAATCCAGGTAAACATATATTCAAGTTTGGTGATAAGAACTACGTTATTGGTGTAACGTTCAGAGACCAGATTGACTCTAATGGTGACGCTGTTGCTACTTGGGACTACGCGATGGTCTTTGACGATAAGCAACGTATTATCGTCGATTCTGATGTCAATGGAGATGCTGGTGTTAATTTTGCAGTTGGTACACAGGTCTTTGGTCCAGATCAATTCCGCGTTAGTTTCCAGCAGAATACTGGCCTTCAGAATCTTACTGCTGGATTAGAAGTTGTTGGTTTAAACACTGGTGCTAGAGCAGATATATTTGATGTTTCTTTTACTGATACTACTGGTGCTAATGCATACATTAATGGTACAGTTGATGTTAACCTATCAAGTGGTTCCTTTGTTGAGGGTGAACGATTTGAGTATATTACATCTGCTGGTGCAGGTTCTCAAATTGCTGCAACCATTGAAGGAACTAATGGTTCTAATATATTAAAATTTACTGCTGATCCTTCTTCTGCAATTCCTGCTGGTACATATGTAAAACTTGATGATACTAATGATCAAGAATTTACTGAAGGTTTCTATCAAGTAGTTGGAATTAATACAGATAATGCTCCTACTTACTGGGATGTAACATTCCAACCATTAAAATCACTTAATGCTCCAACTTGGAATAGTAACAATGCTGCTACTATTCAAATGTTTGCTGCCACACCAAACGTTGAAACTATTGACACAACTAAGATTAAGTCAATCAGGGCAGAGGGTGAAGTTACTGAGGTAGATGAAGATTTCATTTCTACTCTACCTATTTCTAGAATTGACTTCTCTCTACAGGGAGATCCTTCTATAGCAACTGGTGGTTATCAGAGTCCTCAGTATGGTAATGCTGAAGATGTAGGTGGTATAATCCTCTATACTAACCAGCTTGTTGGTAGAACTAACACTCACGAGTTTAAAGAAGGTCAAGAGGTAGAAATATCAGGTCTACCAACCAACTCTCCAGACTTATCATTCTTGAATGGTAAGCAAAGAATTTATAAAGTATTAGAAGATAATGATGGTCGTTGCAGACGATTTGTTATTCCTAAGAAAGATCCTACTCTTACAGATCCAAACTATGATCCAGGTCAGTTTGCTGTAGTTAAGAATGCTTCAAGAGTTGTATATCTATCATTACTTAACTCTCCTAATAGTTTCCCATTAACAACATCTGTTAGCAGACGTTTCCAAGATGCTGCAAATTATATTAAGAATAACAGAGATTTCATTGCAGATGAAGTTTTAGGTAAAGTTGGAGCACAATTTGCTAAAGATTACTATTCAATCTTTAATATTGCTGGTACTGCTGCTTCAAATGTAACACCAACAGATGCTACTTATGATCCTGCTACAGGTGATTTAGTACTTACAAGTGCTGGTCATGGATTATCAGCAGGTGCTGGTGTAAGAATAGCAGATAGTTCATTAACATTTACATGTTCTATGGATTCTAATGCTACAGAGCATTACTATCCTAAGTCAACTGATCCTGCTTCTGGAAAAGCACTTCCTATTACATCTGTAACTACAGATACATTTACTGTTAATGTTGGTAATGCTGGTGTAAACAGTCAGTACACTCCTACTAACGCAAGTTATGATCCTGCTACTGGTAATTTAATATTAACACTTGGTAGTCATACATTATCAGTTGGTGACAGTGTTACTATTGATGATGAATCATTGTCATTTACATGTTCAATGGATGGAAACCAGAGCACACAAAATTATCCTCGTGCATCTGCTGGTTTCAGTGATCTTGCTGCTGGAAAATCAATAGCAATTACTGCTGCTGATGCAAATTCTATTACTGTTAATGTAGGAACAGCTGGTGAGGATAAGAAATTTACTCCTTCAGCCGCTACTTATAACCCTGCTACTGGTGATTTAACAATGACCATAGGGCAGCATGGTATTAGAGAAGGAGCAGATATAATTCTTGCAAATAATTCTCTATCATTCCGTTGCGAACAGGATGATTATGCTTCTACTCATACATATCCTCGTCCAGGAACAGACCCCACTGCTGGAAGTTCAGTTGTAGTTCAGAGTATTACTAAGACTCAGCATACAGTAACTAATGCTTCTTATACTCCTGCTACTGGTGAGATGGTTCTTACCATAGTTGGACATGGATTTACTAATGGAGATTATGTTAAACTTTCTGATGCAGCACTTAGATTTACTTGTGCATTAGATGGCAATGCTACTAACCATGATTATCCTCGTCCATTAGATCCAATTGGTGATAGATGGGTTAAGATTTCTGGTGCTACAGCAGACACATTTACAATTAATGTTGGTATTTCTTCAGATACAAGTACTCACACATTTGTATCAGCACAAGCTAATGCATTAGAGAGACAAACTGGAGATATTACAATCAATGTTGGATCAACATCTATTGTAAACAAAGATATTACAAATGCTGTATATACTCCTACATCTGGTATTTTAACTCTTACCATTGGAGATCATAATTTAGCTGTTGGTGATTCTGTTAAGATTGCAGATAATGCATTGACATTCACTTGTGGAATGGATTCAAATGCTACTAACCATACATATCCAAGGCCAACTGATCCTGCATTTGACACTTCACTTGAGGTTGTAGGTGTTGGATTAACTCAACATACAGCAACAGGTCCAGAACAATCCTTTAGTGTAACCAATGCTACCTATAGCCCATCTTCGGGTGATATGGTATTAACTATTGGTTCTCATAGTTTAACAACATCTGATACAGTTAGGATTAAGCAGAATTCATTGTCCTTCAGATGTTCAATGGATGGACAAACTGCAACTAAGACATATCCTCGTCCTGGTGTAGATCCACAGTATGATCAGGAAATCGCTATCACAGCGACAGCAGCAACGACAATTACTGTTAACGTTGGAACTACCGCAAACGTACAACACACCGCTACAGACGGTTCTTATGACCCTATAACAGGTCTTATGACATTAACCATTGGTGCTCACAGTCTTGCTGTTGGTACTAGTGTAAAGATTGCTGATGATTCATTAACATTCCAATGTCAGAAAGACCAGTATGCAACTGATCATGCATATCCACGTTCATCTGACCCTGCTCGTGATACAGCAGTTAATATTACAGCAGTTACAGCAACAACAATAACATTGGATGTTGGTGTTTCTCCAGATACTTCAACTCATAGATGGAAGCCTGGATTTACTGCAACTAATGCTATTACTAGTGGTGGTAATTACACTCACACATGGGTTGGTGGTACTGCTACAAATGCAGTAACATTTGGAGGTACATACTACAATCCAACTACAGGTATAATGACATTGACTATACCTGGTCATGGATTTAGTAATGGAGATAGAATTAAAATTGATCAGAAGTCATTAGCATTTACTTGCGATTTAGATAATGATTTCTCTACACACTCATATCCAAGAGTAAGTGATCCTGCTGGTGATGAGTGGTTGGTAATTTCTAATGTAGCAACTAATAGTTTTACTGTTGATGTTGGTACATCTTCCAATACTTCCGCACACACATTTGTATCTGCAAATGCTAATGGAATAAGCAGACAGGATGGAACAATCCAAGTTAATGTTGGATCTACTCCACTTTCATCTTATACACCAACTGCATCAACATATAACCCAGTTACAGGTGTATTAAGTCTTACTATTGGTAACCACAATCTACTTGGTGGATCTGATTACACAGCAACAGGTGCTGCTTACAACCCAACTACGGGTGTAATGACTCTTACTGTTGCTAATCATGGATTCCATCTTGGTGATCGTGTAATGATTGCTGATGATTCACTTGTATTTGAATGTGATGAGGATTCTCGTTCAACTCAACATACTTATCCTAGAGCAACTGACCCTGCATCTGGTTCATGGTTAGATGTTACTAACATAACAGCAAATACATTTGATGTTCAAGTTTTAGATTCTGCTCCTTCTACTAACGTAACAACACACTACTTCATTAGTGCTGTTGCAAATGGAGTAAGAAGAGCAGGTGATTCTATTAGAATCGCAGATGATTCTCTAACATTTACTTGTGCTCAAGATGGTGATGCTACTCAGCATACATATCCTCGTTCTACTGATCCTGTATATGGAACTGCTGTTCCCATTTACACAGCTGGATCAACAAGTCACACTATTGAGAATGCAACTTATACTCCTGAAACTGGTAATTTAGAATTAACAATTACCAACCACGGATTCCAGAATACTAATAGAGTTAAAATTGATACTGGATCTATTGTATTCACATGTACTAAAGATAATAATAATACTCAGCACACATATCCAAGATTAACTGATCCTGGTGCTGACGAATGGTTAGAAATTACAAACGTAACAGCAAACAAATTCTCTGTTAACGTTGGTGTTTCTAGTAATACTTCAACTCACTCATTTGTTTCTGCTACCACAGGTGGCCTTAAGCATCAGAGTGGAGTAATTGAAGTTAATGTTGGTAAATCACCTCTGAAGCAATGGGATGTTACAGACGCAACATATAATCCAACAACAGGTTTCTTAGTACTAACAATTGGTACTCATAATTTAACTACAGGTACAAGCATTAAGATTCCAAATAATGCTTTGACATTTACTTGTGGAATGGATGGAAATAGTTCAAACCATACTTATCCTCGTTCTACAGACCCATATAGTGATACATCTATTTCTATCACAGGAACTACATCAACAACAATTACTGTTAATGTAGGAACAACTCCTTTACTCAAGTACACACCAACCAATGCTTCTTATAATCCTGTCAATGGAGAATTAGAACTAACAATTGGTGCTCATAGTCTATCTACAGGTGAAAGTGTTAAACTTGCTGCTGATTCATTAACATTTACTTGTGGACTTGATGGTAACGTCACTCAGAAGACATATCCACGTTCATCTGGTGAAGGTGCTAATGCTGGTACTCCTGACCCTGCATATGATACATCAATTACAATTACAGGTGTAACTGCTACTACAATTAAGATGAATGTTGGTACTTCATCTGATATTTCTGGTCATACATTCATTAGTGCTGCTACTGATGCATTGATCACTGGTGGTGAATACACTCATACATGGGCTGGTGGCACTGCAAGCAATGCTGTAGTGAGTGGTGGTAACTATGCTCATAATTTTGTTTCAGCGACCACAGGAGCGATTGTAACGGGTGGTGATTATCCTCATACATTTGTATCTGCAACTGCTGGAGCATTGGTAATAGGTGGTCAATATGCACACGAATTTGTAAGTGCTACTTCAGAGGCTGTTCAATACTTACCACAATCAAGTCATACATTTATTGCTGCTGCTACAAATTGTATTAAGAATCTTCCACAGTCTGTACATACATTCATAAGAGCAGCAACAAATGCTATATCTATTGGTGGTAATACATTTAAGGCTAATATTGGTGTAACACCAGAACCACATACTTATGTAAGTGGTGGTACTGTAGAATTTGGTGGTAGTTCATATAACATCAGTGACTTTGTATACGATAATGCTGTAACTGGTGATGCAACTATTACACTAGCAACTTCTATTCCAAATATTGCAGAAGATGATACTGTTAAGTTAGCAAATATTTTAATGTCTTGTGCAGCAGGTCAGAAGAAGTATCCTGCATATAGTTCTCCAGATGCTAGTGGAGCAGATGGTGATGAGCAATGTCGTGAGGATACTGTACATTTCTTGAATGCTCTTGTAAGAGACTTAGAATTTGGAACAAATCATAACATCATTGAGGCAGGTAAGAAGCTTATTGTTGATGGTAAGATTACATATATTGATTATGAAATAACACAGGTAGTTCGTAGTATCTTCTATGCGAAGGAACTAGCAACATATGCTATGTGTAACTGGAGAACTGGTAATAGATTACCAACTGATCTTCAGTATGTTCCAGAGCATTCTTCTGTTGCAAGATATTTTGACCCAACCACAAGAACTGCAACTGCTGGTACTCCTGCTTGTGATGATGTAAGAGCTGCTATTGATACTCTTGCATTATTATACGTAGATGTTATCTCAAATAATGCTGCTGATACTTATCTTGATGCTGCATATCTAATCGCACGTAACAGACATCTTATTGCTGACCAAGCATTAAGAGATACTCTTGTACAATTC